CCCCGCTATCTGTTACTCGGCAAACAATTAGAGAAGGTAAGAAAATAGGAATTGAAATCCGCTACATTCGGAGCATGTCTGAAATAAAAGAGGATTGCCAAATCTATACGTGCAATTACGAAATGATCGAGACCCTTGACTTCTCACAATTCGGAGCCGTAGTGCTTGATGAATCGTCTATCCTGAAATCAATCGGAAGCGTGACCCGGCGCTATCTCACAGAACAATGCGCGAACACGAAATATCGCCTATGTTGCACCGCTACGCCTGCGCCGAACGATCAAAGCGAAATAGGAAACCATGCGGAGTTTTTAGGGGTTTGTAAGTCCGTTGAAATGCTGGCCATGTTTTTCATTCATGCAAACAAGCAGGATGAGCATGAATATGAGGACGGGACAATTATCCGAAAGAAGCACGGGAATAAAGAGGGCCAGGAATGGAGATTGAAAAATCACGCCCGGGGACCGTTCTACGAATGGATGGCATCCTGGGCGATTGCCATGACCCGGCCTTCGGAACTTGGCTATAGTGACGAGGGGTACATCCTTCCCCCGTTAAACATTATTCCGATGATCGTGAAGTCTGACTATATTCCCTCTGGAGAATTATTCCATTCCAAACTGAAAGGCATACAGGACAGGACTAAAGTACGCAGGGCCACCATCCGGGGTCGGCTGTCTATCGTATCGGAATTGCTATCGAAAGACCCGGGCCAGTGGATTCTATGGGGCGGACTGCAATCAGAGACCACGGCCCTGTCAGCCGAAGCAAAAGATTCGAGGGAAGTAAAGGGAGATGATCCGCAGGAACAGAAGATAAAAGACCTCGAGGATTTTCAGGACAGGAAATACAGAATCTTGGTCAGTAAGCCGAAAATCTGCGGCCATGGAATGAACTTCCAGAACTCCCATAATGCGATTTTCTTTGGACTATCGGATTCATGGGAAGCCTATTATCAGTGCATCCGCCGCCAGTGGCGCTACGGCCAAAAGCATCCCGTGAACATCTACATAGTCATATCCGAAGCCGAGCAGGAAATCTATCAGAATGTCATGCGAAAAGAACGAGTAGCAAAGCTAATGGTATCCGAGCTGTTACGCAATATTTCTATTTATGAGCGCAAGGAGTTGCACTTGAACGGAAACGGGAAGGCGAAAGAAGAGACATATCTCGAACCCGCAGAAGGAAATAACTTCACGGCAATACACGGGGATTCATGCCGAGAACTTTCCAAGATAGAAAACGATTCGATTGACCTATCAGTATACTCCCCACCGTTCGCCGATCTGTATACCTACACTAATAGCGAGAATGATTTAGGAAACAGCAAGGGTTGGGGAGAGTTTTTTATTCATTACGGGTTCATTATTCGGGAAGTGCTGCGGGTCACGAAACCGGGAAGGCTGTCTTGCGTTCATACAAGCGATATTCCCGCCCTGGCTGTCAAGGATGGATATATCGGGATGAAGGATTTCCCGGGAGAAGTTATCCGGGCGCACATGTCCGAGGGCTGGACATTCTGCGGGCGTGCGTTTGTACAGAAGAATCCGCAGGCGCAGGCGATCCGGACGCATAGTAAGGGGCTGTTGTTTGCCCAACTCCGAAGGGATGCGGCCGATATTCGCCCGGCAATCGTAGATCAGGTTTTGATATTCCAGAAAGCGGGGGAAAATCAAGTACCGATTGAGCCGGTGAAAAACAAGGAAATGGATAACGAAACATGGATCGCCTGGGCGCATGGTATCTGGTTCGGAATCAGTGAATCCGATGTGCTCCGCTATTCATCAGCCAGAGACAAAGACGACGAAAAGCATATCTGCCCGCTACAACTCGGGACGATTGAGCGATGCATAAAATTGTATAGCAATCCCGGGGAGACGATTCTCACGCCATTCATGGGAATAGGTTCTGAAGTCTATCAGTCAATCCGGTTCGGCAGGAAAGGAATTGGTATCGAGTTGAAGGAATCTTATTTCCGAATTGCCGTAGAGAATTGCCAATATGCGGAGACACATTTCAGGGAACTGAGACTGTTTGATTAGGGGGCAACCTTGACCACGACGCAGAATGAGGAAATCCTCGGCGACCTGCTGAAAGGCCGGCGCATTACTCCGCTGGACGCCCTTCACGACTACGGTTGCAACCGCCTCGGGGCCCGCATCTACGAGCTGCGGCGCATGGGCTACGACATCGGCATGGATCTGGTTTGCGTGCCCACCACCCGCGGACGGGCGCATGTGGCCTGCTATTACATGGAGTAGGGGGGGCTATGACCTATCTGGAAAAACTAAAAGACCCGCGCTGGCAGAAGAAGAGATTGGAAATTTTGCAGCGCGACAACTGGACGTGCCAATGCTGTGGAGATACAGAAAATACCCTTCACGTACATCACTGGTTCTACAAAAAAGGGAAAGACCCATGGGAATACGATGCAGAAGATCTATCAACATTATGCGAGGACTGCCATGAGGCAGAGCGACTCTGTAGAGATGATTTCGAAGAATCACTAATAGAATGTCTTAGGGCTTACCATTTCTTCTTTGATGACCTTGTAAATCTTATCAACCTAATCAACACAGGAACGATTACAAGAGCAGAACTTGTTGAGAGAAGAATAAAATATAGAGAAAAAATTGACTCTCGAAGAGATGGGGCTGATGAGTAAACGCTATTCCGATACGGCTACCTGGCGAAAGGAATGGTTTCGGAAACTCATGCCAGCAGAAAAATCTGCGTGGGCTTATCTCTTATCGGAATGCGACAACGTCGGCGTTATCAAGGTGGATTTTGAGCAAGCAGATTTTCTTATCGGGGAACACGTGGATTGGGAAAGCTTCCCGGCCAAAGTAAACGGAAACATTCAAGTCCTGGACAACGGAAAGTGGTGGTTGACTGACTTCTGCTTCTTCCAGTACGGCGACCTGACCGTAGAGACGACAAACCGAGCTCGTCTTAGCCACATAGCCTTACTTCAAAAACACGGCCTATGGGACAACTATGTGGCATGCATGCGGCAACCATGCCACAACCATATACCCAAAGAAAAAGATAAAGACAAAGAAAAAGCCAAGGAACAAGACAAAGAACAAGAAAAGAGCGTCGCCAAAGGCCGGGCGATATACCACCTGATTCTCAACGCCTTCACGGCTAGGAACGGAGATACCGAGTTTAACTTCAAGCGGGAGGGGCCGCATGTCCTTGCGCTTGAGAAAAAGGCAAATGACCGAGACGACCCGGAGGGGTTCGCAAAGGCGGTGCTTGTTACCTTTTGGCGCTTGACGCATTCGGAGGACAAGTTCTGGCGCAAGCAACCGTTCTTGCCATCGGCGCTAAATGCCGGGGGAATCTGGCCTCGGGTGCTGAAGGAGCTGGAAAACATGCAAGCCGATGCCATGAGTCCGGAAGTCCAGGAAATCATAGGGGGGTTATGGAAATGACTGGCATTCAGTTTCTCCAGGGAATCGAATCATATTATGGGCGCTACGAGCGGCCGGCGCAGAAGGCTACGGTGCTGCAATACCTGAACCGTTTCACAGATCCGGACTTGGCGGCACTGTACGAGCAACTCATTCTCACCTTCAGCGGGAAATTCAGGTTTGCTCCCGATGTGGCGGTCATCGAAGAAGTGAAATGCGGCATGGACAAGGATATGGCCTGGCCGCAGCAAGAGACAAAGAGACTCCCGGAGTCCACTGAACCGTTTATGCCGTTCGAGGAAGCATCGAGCAAACTGAAGGAGTTGCTTGTGAGACTCGCGAACAAGAGCCGGATGAAAAAGGCGCAAGATGCCAGAAACTAACGTTTCCCCGACTCGCAAGGAACCATGTCACGTCTGCGGCCATACTCCGCCGTATCATAGCATGGTGTGTCCGAAGGTATCCGGGGTGTACTGCGCCGAGTGCGAAATGCTACTTCCCCGTCATTATCCGTGGTGCAACATCGGCAAGCGGGATAATTGGTTTGCTTGGACCGCACCCCGGGATATCCAGCATGACGTGGAGCGGGCCTACAACGAGCACCTACGCAACCGAATCGCCCAGCGGGCCACCGGCGGGCTGGACAAGGGGCAGTAATGAAGTGGTTCTGCGCTGACGTGCCGGAGTACATTCTTTGCTCCACGATAGACTTGACCCGGGCAAGCCCTAAGGGAAACTCGGCGCTCCACGCCCAGAAGATGCCGTGGACAAACGAGTTGATAGAGCTTGTCCGCAAGATGCGGGAGGACGGCGAGACCTGGTACGTGGTGACAAAGGAGTTGGAGGACCGCACCGGGATACGGATAGCGGCCCACAGCGTGCAAGACTACCTGTCGAGGAAGGGGGAGATATGATGGACTTACTTCACGACTACAGTATTGCCATCGCAGCTCAGGAGATGTCCTACGCCATCAACAAGGGCCTATACGGCCACGGCCACCGCCGCCGGCGCAGCGGGCCCGTCCACCGGGAGCCGGAGATCCCACGGGAGGCCGCTGAAGCTATCGCGGAGTACCTGGAGGCGATACAATGACCCGCACGATAGCCGTTGTCGCACTGGCTCTGTTGCTGGCGGCCTGCAATCCCTGGTGGGACGTGGAAGACAACTACGACCCGCAGTTCCCCGAGATTCAGCCTACCGGCGCCACTTCGTCGCAGGAAATCGGGGTATGGCTCTACCAGAATATCCGCTATGTCGGCGATGCCATCCACGACGAAAGCGAATACTGGCAGTCACCGGACCAGACCTACGTATGGGCGAGCGGGGACTGCGAGGACTTTGCGCTGTTGATGATGTACCTGATTCACACCGAGCTGGGAGGATGGCCGGAGTTGGCAATCGGTAAGTATTACGGCGGCGGCCATGGGTGGGTGCTGTACGAGGGGAGGCAATTCGAGCCGCAGACCGGGCGGGACGTGACGAATGACCCGCACTATGCACTATCCTCTACCGTAAGCTACGGCATCTCGATGTGGCGCAGTATGAATACGCACCGTTCGCTGTTAGCCGGAATGTGAGGCGAGATTGGCCGAGGTTGCATATGCGGAGGGACTTGTGATACGGTGGACTGAGACGGAAATGTCGAAGATAGCGGAAATCAAAACGAGAGCTGGCCGCAAACCTCCACGGGATATTTTCGTTGCTCCGAACCATTCACTGATAAAAGAGATCCACCGGGAAGAGAGAGTCAGCAAGGCGAGAGAAGTGCGGCGGGCTGTCGTCCGGGCCAGAGACGAGGTGCTGTTGACGCAAAGGCTCATGGCGGCCAGAGCGAGGGAGAGAGCCGTGGAGCGAAGGCATAACCGCAGCCATGCGATTCAATCCTTACTGGACAGCGGCATGAGTCGGAAGCAGATAGCCGAGACGCTGGGACTTAGTTACGGGGCGGTGGTGAAAACCTTGTGGAGATGGGGGAGAAATGAAGAAAAAGAAGTTGAAAGCAAAACTTACGCTGATTATCATCCGCTGGATTGTCCATAGCCTGCTATCGCTTTTCCTGGTAATCATGCGGATTGAAAAACGAAAACAACCGCTATATTTTGCGGGGGATGCCGGGAAAGCAAAGAGGGTTGGCGTTTGGTGTAATGAACTATTACGCTTCGCAGCATATCGATGCGGGGTACGGAGTCATGTTGTTTTGACAATAGCGATAGACAGAAACATGGGTGGATTTATGACTGTATCGAAATGGCCGCCTGATGTGGAGCAATCCCTTGTAAGTTATTATCTCGACAACTTGGCGAAACAACATAGAAGAGAATTCCCCTATCAGGGAAACATATGTCAAAAATCATATTAGACTTTGGTTCTGGCGAAACTTGCCGTAACGACAAGGCCGAAGTGCGCCGGATGATAGAGGCCTTGGCGGCGGTGGACGGCCACCACCACGAGGTATACATCAAGTGGCAGCTCTTCACGAAGGTGCCAGCCCCAGTGCCGCCGCTGGACCATGAGGTGTACGACTACGCCGTGAAGTATGCCGACCTGACTTATGGCTACCAGACCTTCGCCAGCGTGTTCGACTACCCTTCGCTTAACTACCTGTTAGACTACCATCCCACGGCGCTCAAGGTGGCCTGCCGGCCATATCTGTACATGCTGTTGCGGAACATGCCCCGGGAGCTGCCGATATACGTGAGCGTTGGCGATGTGGCTTATCCGCCGCTGCTGCGGGAGATGTTCCCGGGGTATGACCTACGCTTCCTTTACTGCATCCCGGAGTACCCGGCAAACCAGACGGCTTATGAAACGCTATTCGGCTACAATCTGAGCGTAGGGATAAGCGACCACTCGCCGGACCTGCGGCTGTTCGGGGAGTACCAGCCGCTTTATTTTGAGCGCCATTTCAAGCTCAGTGATAGCACGGGGCTGGACGCTGGGCCGCACGCCAGCACGCCGGAGGAACTTTCCGTAATTCTCTAGGAGGTAATATGAATGGTCACTATTTGGATCATATAAAAGGAATCATGGATATAATTGGGATGGATTCACTAACCCTTGAACATCTTGTTAGTTGGCTTATAAAGATAAACGGGGAGTGGCCAAACAAGGGTACCGGGAGAGTGAAACGGTCTACCCTGAAAAACATCCTGTTTTATGATTTCCCAGAGATTTCCTCGTATAAGAAAAAACACATGTGGATTGATGCTACGGAGATGATTCCCGTGGCCGATGGAAAGAGTTTTAAGCATTCCCGCTTACCAGACTGGGAGTTTAAGAAACTGATGGCTGGTTTCAATAGCAAATACAAGCCTATTTTCCAAATGATAAGAGAAAAGGATTTGCAAGTTACTCAGGCCATTTATCAATGTGGCATAAAGACAGAAAGCGACCGTTATCCTATGAGACAGGAAATAGCGGGTATAATTGCACGACAAGGGAAAAGAGTACTGAGCAAAAAGCTTTGTTGTGAGAATCTGAGGCCCATTCTATGACTCTGCGCCCGCTTGAACTCGCAGACATGGAGCCCATCCGCCAGTGGCGCAACGCCTCGCTGGAGACGCTACGCACCCCCTTCCCACTGACTCGGGAGCAGCAAGAGGACTGGTACCGCTCGGTAATCTGCGACCGGCGGGGGACGACACGGTATTGGGGACTCGAACTCAAGGGGCATGTGGCGGGGGATCTTCTCATCGACGAGGACAAGTACCTCGTGGGTTACGGCGGCATCGAGAACATTCAGCACGAAAACCGCCTCGGGGAAATCAGCATCCTCATCGCCCCCGAGTATCGCGGCAAGGGTTATGGTATGGAGGCGGTGGAGTTGTTTCTGCATCGCGCTTTCAAGCAGCTCAATCTTGCCAACATCTGGGGGGAATGCTACACCTGTTCTCCGGCGGTGCGGTTCTGGGAGCGGCTGATTGCCAAGTGGGGCGCATTCAGTTGCCGCATCCCGGCGCGGAAATACTGGGAGGGCGTATACTGGCCGAGCCTGTACTTCAACTTCTCTGACGTGACGTGGGTAACCGAGGAAGGCGACGCAACCGTGATATCGTCCAGTGGCAAGCGCACAAGGATACGCGGGCAGACGCCGAAGGAATACGGCGATGCATAGCATTTGCATCATTCCCGCCCGTGGTGGCAGCCGGCGCATCCCCCACAAAAACATGCGCCCCTTCATGGGCAAGCCAATAATCGACTACAGCATCGAAGTAGCGCATAACAGCGGCTTGTTTGACATAGTGGTGGTAAGCACAGACGATAGCCGAATCAGCGGCCACGCCTCACACCTGAAATGCTCCTGTTACAAGCGTAGCGCAGAGTTGAGTCAAGACCACGTTCCCATGGTGGACGTGGTAATCGACGTACTGCGGGCGCAGGGTGTCGAGGGCCTGCAATACGACTATGTTTGTATGATGTACGCCTGTGCTCCATTCATGCGGGTGGAGACGGTGGTCGAGGGATTCAAGAAGCTAAAGCATGGCGGCTTTGACGTGGTGTTCCCGGTGTATCGCGGGCCGGCGGTGGAGAGGGCACTTTTCCCTCGCGGGGAGAAGATGGTAAGCCGCTTTCCGCAATACGATGAGGAGCCGAGCAACTTATGGCCGGCTTCTTACTTCATCGCCGGTCAATTCTTCTGGGCGCGCAGGACTCCGCTGATTGTCAATCACACCTTTATGATGGACAACAAGGCAGGGCTTATTATCCCGGCAGCCGAGGCCGTAGACATCGACGAGCCGGAGGACTGGGAGACGGCGGAACTCAAGTACCGGATGATGCAGGAAAGGGGGAGGGCGTGAGAGAACTTAAATTCCGGGTTTGGGATGCCGAGCAGAGACGATGGCGCAAGGATTGGGCTATCACTGGGTATGGGATTTTAGAGCCCTGGCATTTTATGCAGTACACTGGCCTGAAAGACAAGAATGGGCTGGAGATTTGGGAAAAAGATATAGTGAGAAATACCGTGGACCCAGATGTTGGTCATATAGAAATTGTTGAGTATCAGGACTATGGATTCCAACCATTTTCAGCCTCTCCGGGATTCTCGTGGTGGATGAAGGCGGAATGGTGCGAAGTCCTGGGAAATGTTTACGAAAATCCAGAGCTAAAACCAGGAGCATGACCATTAGCGGTGAGGACTTATTCAACCTGTTTCAGTCCCGCCGCATGCTCCGTAAGGTGAATATTATTCTTGAAACGTGCAACGCTATATTAGCGAATATGCTATAATTGTGTTTTATGCGGAGGGAAATTGCGGGTAGACCGTAATTTGGTCACGTGGATTGAGCAAGCTCTGGACGAGCTAATATACGGCGAAATTAGCGTGATATTTCATATACGCTGCGGAAAGATAGAGTGGGTTGAGAAAGTGAAAAAAGAGACAATAAAGACAATGGCAACCGGTCCCCCGAAATAGGCCGGATATTACATAAGCAAAGCGCTGACTGAATAACAGAGGCGCGGAGTTTGGGCAAAGTATGCCCGGACCCCGCGCCTTTTTATTTTTCTGGAGAAAAGAGGAAAAATGGGAAAGAAAGTAGAATATATGGCAATTGAAAAGCTGGAAAAAATGGCCGCAGCTAGAAAGTTCAATAATGTAATGACCACGGAAGAGTTCATGTCGCTTTACAACAGCAAACCATTTCGTGTGGCCTTGCATGAGATGATTAATGCCCAAGCCCGGGGCGAGGAATTACGCGAGGATATGCTTCAAGAGGCATGGCTATCAATTTCACTGTTGCCAAATGGGCTGAAACAAGAAGCATATCTCTCTTGTGGGGCAAGAGCGGCGGAAAGACTAAGGAAAAAGGAACAGCGTCATGCGGATATGTTTCGGGAAGATTGGGTAATTAAGAAAGAATTAGATAGACAACGCAAGAGAATCACCCGGGCTGGAAAACGGGCAAAGATTATTTTAAAGAGGCGTCCTAAATAATGCATTTGTCCGTCCATAGTATATAGGGGGGCGAAAGTTCCCTGGGTGGGTCTCCGACGTTCTAACTCCCTCCCCATAAGCCAAAAGAGCGCCATTTAGAAAAAACGGAGGACCAGTGCCTCCCTTTCGATAGGCCCGGGTGACTGTGAGCATCCTCCTCTCCGCGCCCGGGCCGTTTATTTTGTGCGGTAGCTCAGCGGGTAGAGCAGCGGCCTGTTAAGCCGAAGCGCGCTGGTTCGAATCCAGCCCACACAGCGGGGACTTAGGGGCTCGTCCGGCCACTATATGCCCAGGTGGGGATGAAGGCCAAATCCCCATGGTTAGCCCTCTTGTCCTTTTTGCCGCCCTGATGTAATGGCAGCATAGCCGGCTTGTACCCGGTTCATCGGGGTTCGAATCCCTGGAGCGGCCAAAATGCGGTTTGAGCTAAGGGTGCCGCCGAGTCACAGGTTGGTTATCGTATTGCATCCCAATCTCCGAGCGCTTCGGAAGGCATGGTCTAAGAGGAAACCGAGAATCAGCGGAAAGGACACGTTGGCATTCTTCCACTCCAACGGACTTCATGTTTCGCCCCGGGGACGGGTCCGGGAGAGGAAGATCGCCGAGATCCATATGTGCCAGCGGCGCTTTGGAGCAGGGATTTTTGCTCACGAATTACAGCATTTTATGACATTCTGGTATGATAGCAAGAGATGGAAATCTGGCGATCCCTATTGGGAACGAGCAGCTTATCTGGCTGGGAATCTAACTAAGGACTTCTGGACAAAATATTACAAGGCATTTCCTGAAGAGGCAAAGCCATGAATATCGTATCTGTCTTTTTCATGCTGATAGCTGTACTCCTGGCCGTCCAGGTGGTGAGCATCTTCGTGCTGCTGTTCCACACGCTGCACCGTCACGGGGGAAAGAAGTGAGCGAAGAGAAGAAAACGGGTTGGATTTGCCCGAAATGCGGGGCAGCCGTGAATCCGGAGTATTCAACGTGCCCGAATTGCTCTGGAGCATGGCAGCCAACTTATGTGCCTATGCCATATTCACCAACCCCATGGTATCCGGTATGGCCTTGGCCGCAGATTATCTGTGAGACCGTCTCAGCCGAGGACGTAGCGATAGAGCTTGGAAATGTTGTCAAACGGCAACAGCGGGGCTACTAAGCCGACCGAAAAAAACGGATGGATACGGAATATCGTGACGAAAAGGGCCGCTTCAAGGAGGGCAACCCCGGGGGGCCAGGCCGACCACGGTTTAGCATCGTGAGTCTTGTCAGGGACGAATTGCTCAAGGTAGACGAGGAACAAAAGGAAGAGGTGGCCCGCAGGAAGGCCCGGGAATACGTGGAAAAACTGGATGATGTGGGTTTTCGGGATTTGATGAACCGTTTCGATGGGCAGCCGAAGCAATCGATAGAGTTGAGCGGCGGGGAGACGCCGATAGGACTAATCTTTGTCAGATCAGGGGCGACTACCGAGGATAACGCTACTACCTCGACAGGATGACTTCATCTTCTCGCCGGCCAAGTACACCGCCTATGTAGCGGGCTTGGGCAGCGGAAAGACGATGGCCGGGTGTATCAAGGCGCTGAAGAAAGCGGGCCCGGGCCAGGACGGCATGATTGTGGCGCCTACCTTCCCGATGTTGCGGGACGTGACGCAAAAGACCTTTTTCGAGCTGCTGGAGGCGGGGAACTACCCGTACAGCTTTAACAAGGCCGAGAACAGCGCACAGGTATTCGGATGCCAAGTGCTATTCCGGTCAGCGGATGCGCCGGAACGCTTGCGCGGCGTCAACCTGAACTGGGCATATTGCGATGAGGCGGCGCTCATGTCCGAGGACGTGTGGAGAATCATCCTCGGTAGGCTACGGGCGGGGGAGAGCCCGCAAGCATGGATTAGCACCACGCCAGCGGGGTTCAATTGGGTCTACAAGTACTGGGTAGAGAAGGGGAATAGCAACTATGCGTTGTTCCACTCCTCCACGCGAGAGAACAAGTACCTGCCCGCCGAGTACCTTGCGGACCTAGAGGCGAACTACGTCGGGGAGTTTGCCAAGCAGGAGATAGAAGGCGAGTTTGTAGCATTCGAGGGCTTGGTATACCTGGAGTTCAGCCGGAATCTGCACGTCTACAAGGACATGCCGCTGCCGGATAGCTTGGCACGGGTGCGGGGGATTGACTTCGGCTACACTAACCCCTTTGTGTGCTTGTGGGGTGCGGTGGACGGGGACGGGCGGCTGTTCATCTACGATGAGCACTACAAGACGCGGACGCTGATCCGGGACCATGCGGCGCTGATCGGCGGGCGGAACCACAGTTACTTGTGGACCGTGAGCGACCACGACGCGCAGGATATCGCGGAGCTTCGGGAGTTGGGCGTCTTTACCCGTAACGCGCAGAAGGACGTGATTCCTGGAATCCAGAAGGTCAAGGCGCGGCTGAAGGTCCAAGGGGACGGATGGCCGCGTTTACTGGTTAGCGATAAGTGCGTGAACACCATCAAGGAGTTTTCGTCTTACCGCTGGCAAGAGTCGAAGGCCGACCGGAACGACAAGGAAGAGCCGAACAAGGAAGCTGACCACGCGATGGATGCGCTACGCTACATGGTCATGGAACTGGACAACACGCGGGGCAAGGTGGGCGAGTTAGCGGGGGTGCTGGGGATATGAGCCGTGACATATCAGGGCTACTCAAGCAGGGTCCGAAGCAGCCGGCGCCGGCCCTGCCAGACGACGAGTTCACCCGGCAGCAGTACCTTGCGGACATAGCGCGGATGCGGGACTTCACGCCGGAGGAAGACAAGATGATGTGGGCAAAACCAATTCAGCCGAGATGGAAAAATTGATAGGAGAGAGCATGGAAATTGATTATTCGATGGAATCGCAGATAGTGATTAGCGCTTTAGTAAGAGAATATCGTATAAAGAAAGCCGTGGAAAATGCTATTTCTGAATGGAATACGAAATATGCCGGGAAGGATGGTATTCCCAAGCAACAGGAATGGATTGAGAATAGAGCCCTGGAAATATTTCGAAGTAAGTAAAATCTCATGGAAAAACTAAGGCACGAGTTTAGCGGGCGGCTCACCGATAAAGAGATCCTCACCATCGTTGACGACTACAAGAAGGACGTGGTGCCGGAAGTCCTGCTCAAGAACGCCTATGCCAAGGGCAACAACCCGACGATCCTGGAGCGCAAACTCCCGTCCACGGCACCGAATAACAAGGTGCCCGTGCCCTACGCCCGGCGCATCGTGAGCCTGATTACGAGCTACATGTTTCTGCCGGGCCTGATTACCTATAGCAGCGAGGACCAGCCGTATCTGGAGGCCCTCCAGCAGATATTCGATTTGAACGAGGAGCCGCTGCAAAACTATCAGATCGGCTGGCAGAGCACGGTGCATGGCGTAGGTTACGAGATATTCTACAACGAGGGCGAGGGGGAGACGGAGACGGCAATCGACGCGCAGCCGGCTTTCGAGGGCACGGTGCCGAGATTCGAGCGGGTGCCGGTGGAGGAGACAATCCCTATCTATGATTTCGCCATCCAGCCGAAGTTGCAAGCCTTCATCCGCTTCTACACCATCGAGGCGGCAGATACAGAATACATTTGCGTCTACTACGAAGACGTGAGGATAGACTATGAGCGCAGGAAGAACCAAAACGGCCTGTTCAAGATGAAGGAGCAGCCCCACGGCTACGACCGCCCGCCGCTGGTGGTCTACGAGAACAACGACGACTTGATGGGCGACTTCGCTGCGGTGCAACCTCTGATTGACGCCTACGATGTGCTGATGTCTGATTCGATGAACGAGTTTGACCGCTTCGCGCAAGCCTATCTTATCGCCAAGGGCTTCACGCTGACGAAAGAGGACGTGCAGAATCTAAAGCAGACGCGGACCATATCCCTGTCGGGGGACAAGGATACGGACCTCGCCTTCTTGACGAAGCCGATTGAAATCGAGTTTATCAAGTTCATGTCCGACCAGCTACGGGCCGAGATCCACCGGGGCGCGGGCATCCCGAACCTGGATGACTACAAGTGGGGCGGCGGGGCGTCGGGTGAGACCATCGACAAATTCATTTACCTGATGGAGCTGTTCACCGGCATCAAGGAAGCCAACTACCGCCGGGGCCTGAAGCAGCGCATCGAGATGCTGACAGCCTATGCGAACCTGGCCGGCGACCCGCAAGACATCGACATCGAGATGCACCGTAATGACCCGGACAAGAGCATGCTGCTGGCGGATCTGTTCGTGAAGTACAGCGGGCACGTGAGCGAACAGACGCTATTGGAGAACTTTGCCGACTTCGTACCGGATGCCGAGGAAGAGATGGCGCGGCTGAAGAAAGAGCAAGACGCGAAGGTGGAAGAGTTCCTGAAGATGAACCCGCCGGACGAGGAAGAGCCGGAGGCGGGGCCCCCGAAGCCGGGCGAGAAACAAACGGTGGAGAAAGAGACGTGAGTGATACGAATATTATCAGTCGGCTCACTTGCGATAGGTGCCAAAAAGAATATAACGGCGACTTGGAAATCCAAGAGTTTCTAAAGATTCATCTCGTTGGTGGTTTCGGCTCTGTATTTGGAGACGGGAACGAAATTACTGCTGCAATCTGTCAATACTGTGCAAAGGAAATTCTTGAGTCGGTTAATTACCAAGTTAAGGAACTTTGGTGAGGAAGAAACCGCCGCAGGTCGATGAAGCACTCGCCCCTGTTGCGGCAATGTCTGCGGGAGCGGTGCGCGAGCTGCGGCGTAACTATAACAAGGCGCTGGAGGTAACAAAGCTGAAACTTTGGCGCCTGTATGAGAAGTACGCCAAAGAGGGCAGCCTGACCTATGCGGAGATGACGAAGTACAACCGCCTTCAGGCGCTCCACGCGGACTTGGTACGGGACTTCCAGGAGACATTCCGCACGAATGGCCATATCGTAAAGAAGCTGGCCGAAGAAGCTTATCACGCGAGCTACTTCCGGATGGGCTGGCAGATCATGGAGGGGGCGAAGGTAGAGGGCCGCTGGGGCCTGCTGCCACCCGACCTGATAAAGATAGCGATACAGAAGCCGTACAGCGGCCTGACGTTGAATCAGATATGGACACGGGCCAAGGCCGGAGCCCTAACAGATATCGAGCGGTCCATCGTACAGGGCATGGTCCAGGGCGAAAGCTATCCGAAGATGGCGCAACGCGTAGCGGCAGTAGTCGATAAAAAGAAGTGGGAAGCGGAGCGGATTGCACATACCGAGGCCCATCGCTTATCCGTAGAAGCGCAGAAAGCTGCTTATGACCGTGCGGCAGAAATGGGCATCGAAGTACAACAGATTTGGGATGCAACCCTGGATGACCGTACCCGTGAAACACATGCCGCGATGGACGGTGAAGTTGCGGATGAGAACGGCATGTTTCATACGCCCTGGGGCCTGGTAAGCGGGCCCGGGATAGAGGGTCCGCCGGAGGAAGTAATAAATTGCCGATGTAGGCTTGTCGGCCAGGTCGAAGGCTTCGAGCCGCAGTTTCGGATATCGCGGGACGCCGAGGGGCGTAACCAGATCACGCCCTACCAGACTTACGAGGAATGGGCGCAGACGCAGGACGTGAAGTAATGCCGATCCGCAAGGTGAAGGGCGGCTACAAGTGGGGCAGCAAGGGCCCGTTTAAGACGCGCAAGAAAGCGGCGCGTGTTGCCCGGGCAGCTTATGCTCATGGATATCGCAGCGGCGGGAAACGCCGGAAAAAATAGGAAGAGGAGTTTATGGCAGAAGTAAAGAGCATTCACGATTTTCTCATGGAGTGGATCAACGGCAAGTTTTCCAAACGGGTTATCTCCGCCCTGAACACGGAACATGAGCGGGATTTCATTGACAAGGGCAAAGAGCCAGACATCGGGGAATACAACTGGATGGTGCAGAGGATGCATGAAATCCTCAAGGAAATGAAAATGCCAGAAGGAGCGGATAATGCAGAAAAAGCAGCGGATTAGGTATCTGCTGGCGCACTCTGCCCGCAAGTACACGCGGGGGAGCACCGCAGATAATGACGAGGTGAAGGAAATCGGTCGGGCGTATGACCTTAGCACGGGCGGCGGTCCGCTTCGCGGGCTGGCCATGCACCGGCAAGGATCGAAATACTGGTAACTCAAAGGCGGGACTCATAGAGGCCCGACTAATATAAGAACGGAGAAGGTGGAATATGGCAGACAAACTACCGCCCGTGGCGGCAGCGGCGGCTGTCCCCGACCCAGAGGAACCGGGTACGGGGGGAGCAAACGTTGAAGAAAGACTCAGAAAACTGGAAACGGCGCTTGATACAGAGCGCAAGGCTTCGGCTGGCAAGGATGCTAAAATTACTGAATTGATGAATGCCAAAAAGGAATTAGAGAAGACCACGCTAAGCAAGGACCAGCTGCTTGAACTCAGGCAGAAGGAACTTGACGAAAAAGAAGCCTCTTGGAATGCCCAGAGAACAGCCGAGACACTGGAATTGAAAAGATTACAGGTCGAGAATCTCAAGACTAAAGTGATTGCTAAGTTCGACAACTTCCCCGCTTTTCTGATTGACAGAATACGCGGGGAGACGGAAGAAGAGATTGAAACCGATATCCGGAGTCTGCAAAACAAATGGGTCAAGGAAAGAGATAAGGTGGATAATGTGCGCAAGGTTGGCCCGCGCCCGCAATCAGGCGGCGGCCGGCAAATCAACACCACTGTTGAAGATTTGCGCAACATGAGTCCAGAAGCGCGGAAGAAATGGACTTACGAGCAATACAGTGGTAAGGGCCGGGGGACGAATCCCGAAGCCGATGCCATGCTCGAAGAGTTATCTCAGAGCTAACACTAAACAGGAGACAAAAGAATGGCAGTGCAGAATTTCATTCCAGAAATCTGGAGTGGACGGATGCTGGCACGCCTGAATGATGCTCTTGTGTATCGGAACGTATGCACTACCGAATACGAAGGTGAAATCCGTGGCTACGGCGACGTTGTGAAAATCAACGAGCTGGGCACGATTACCGTCAATACATATAGCGCAACCTCTACGGGTGCGCTGACCGTGCAACAGTTGAACGATGCGCAGAAAGAGCTTCGCATCAACCAGAGCAAATATTATGCTTTCTGGTTGGATGATCAGGACAATGCGCAGACGAATCCGAAACTCCTCGGGGCGGCCCTGGATCAGGCCGCTTGGAGTTGGGCGAATAATATCGATGAGTATATTTCCGGCATGTATACTCAGGCGGGCGTTGCGGTGAGTGGCAGCGCTACTACTGGTGTGGACATTACTTCCACCAACGTGTTGAAATATCTCTCGTTGGCGCAGCAGAAACATGATGAAGCCAATACTCCTCGGCAGGGACGATGGATCGTGGTTCCTCCGTGGTTCCAGCAGAAAATGACTCTTGCTGGGATTACCTTGGATACCCAAAACTCTGGTATTCTTGGCGCCGGATATATCGGACGCAGTTTCTATGGCTTCGATATTTTCGTGTCGAATAACGTCTACCATGCCTCGGGTACTGATCGGGCGGCTATCATGTGCGGTTTTGGGGGTTCCATAGGTCTTGCGGTGCAAGTCATTACGACACGGCAGGAATCTTCGGGAACTATCGGATTCAAGACCCTTGTGAAGGGCTTGGTGGTCTACGGAGCTAAGGTTATTCGTCCGAATAATCTCGGCGTGCTGTGGGCCGATTATACTGCGGAGGCAAGCTAATGGCACAAGGTAAGGCTACTGTCCTTTGCGCCTCCGGCACTTCTAGCCCTCTGCGGGCGATGTGGACTACTTTGGCGAGCGGTGCGAATAACGTCTATATTGACGCCAATAACGTGGATGGCAGCAAACTGATTCTGCTGGTAATGGATAACCGCTCCACTGCGATCACGGCGACTTGCGGAAAGTTCTATATCGGGACTTCCGATTCTGCGGCTAGTGGCTCAACTTTTGCGTATCCCTATAGTGCCGCCAAGTTGCACAGACTCCAGGTGCAGTCTACTCGCTCCGGAGACACGGACGCCGCCTTCCCCAGCACGGGCGGGAAGGCGCAACTAACCGTCCTCGGGCCCTTTGAAACCGCAAGGTTCAAGAGCTCTGCGGGATACATCAAGTTCTGCAAGCGGAAGAGTGCCGCAGATGCGGGCAACGTTTACGTCTGCCCGATTCTGATTAAGTAACGATGCACATTCGGGGCGGGCTTTGCGGCCCGCCCCTATTTGAAGAAAGGACAACATGGCTGCGAAAAAGAAGGTTCAGAAGAAAGTCAAGAATATTGAGGCGCCGGCGGTTCCCTCGGTGAAGTCAACCTCGGAGTTGATTGAGATAGCCTCCGGGCAACCCGAAGGCGGGATGAATGTCCCGTATTTCTGCAAGAAAGATTTGCTTGCGATTATCGGGACAGCGGACCCCACGCGCCAGGCAGCTCCATATGAGGATAAGAACTTCGAGATTTGGGGGGTGTCCGTAGCAACTTCTTATCCCGATGTGAAGCGGCTTGACCTACAGTTTGAAATGCACGCGGAGGGATACTGGAAGAAAGACCCGAATGTGGCCAAACGATTATCGGAAGCCAAGGTGCCAATTTACATGCACCAGATATTTCAGGAGTTTCCGACCTCGATTCGTTACCCGATAGAGATTGTGCAACAGTACCGGAAGTACTTCACAAACTCTATCGCCTACATGCTGGCCTTGGCCTATCACTCATTCATTATGACTAACAATCCGAAGCATGTAGCGATGTTCGGGGTTCACATGAGCGCCGGAGAGGAATACGGGGAGCAGCGTCCGTGCTGCGAGTACTGGATAGGTCGCATGGAGGGCGCGGGGATGGACGTGGAACCTTCTGCGGGCGGTGCGCTTCTGATGGCTGCGGGCCTATATGGATATGAGAACTACAACCCGATTTGCTGGGATTTCCGGCAACGCATTACCGCGCTTCAGGGCGGCGTGAATCAATCCATCGCGGAAGTGAAAAAATGGGAGCTGCAAAAGGCAAAGAATGAAGGCGGCATTTCCGAAGACGAATTTTGGCTACGGAAATTCCAACGTGGGGAATTGAAATAAGGAGAATCATATGGATGGTGGGGACAGGGCCGGATATAAGCAAATCAGTAAGAATGTAGACTCGCGCCTATTGACTTCCACGAGTGGCAGCGTAGCCGGGGATTGGTATGGATTTGAAATCATATCCACCGGAGCGCAGATCGCGTTGATTACCGCTTCGGGATTCACGGGCTCCTCGATGATTACTTCCGGGACTACATATCCTCGGGGTGCATGGTTCGGCGGTGGGAAGATTACGGCAATCAAGTTGTCTACCGGAACGGTGGGCGGGGCAAAGAAAGCATCAAAGGTCATCGCATACAACCGGGTATTGCTATAGTGCGGGTTCTGCTGGCCGGCGCCGCCGGATTCAACAGAAAGGGAATGGAGATATGATCCTCGCAGCTACCACTCAAACCCTGGAGATCGACCTCGCTGGGGCGATAACAAGCAACAACCTGCCAGTGTCGGTGGAGTTTACGGACATCACGGCGAGCGCGTTCACCCCCGGGCACCAGGATGCGGCGAGTAATGGCACCACGGCAGTCACGATCTTGGCGGCGCCCGCCGGATCTACCTATCGGGTGGTGAAACATATCAACGTCTACAACAAGGATACGGTCTCGGCGACCGTAACAATCCAGTTCAACAACAACGCCACGCTCCGGGAGTTGATTGTCATCGCACTTTCTTCGGGACAATCCTTGACTTGGAGTCCGGAGGCCGGCTGGCAGGTGCTCACGGTGCAGGCCGCTACCGATACGGTGCCGGGGATCGTTGAGATCGCCACGCAAGCAGAGATGGAAACGGGCACGGACGTTGTTCGGGCAGTAGTACCCGGAAGGCTCCAGTACCACCCGGCGGCTGCGAAATGCTGGGGAAAGGCTGTGGGTGCGGGAACCTCGCTCACGGTGAGCTACAACATCACCAGTATTTCCGACACCGGCACCGGACGCCTCGGGGTGACAATCGCCACGGACTTCTCCAGCGCAAACTACGCGATCATGGCGCAGGTGGAGAGGGTGGCCACCACGCTGACCGTGGCGACGGTCGAGTTTTGCGCGATTCGAAATGCCAGCCCAGCGGTAAGCGCCTTCGAGATCGAATCTATTGACCACACGGCAACGACCATGGTTGCTCAGGACCCGGCCAACTACTTCTGGGAGTGCTACGGAGATCAGGCATGATCTTAGCCGCCACCAACCAGACTCTCGAAATCGACCTCGCGGGCGCGGTAGCGGCGAACCAACTCCCTTTCAGCGTGGAGTGGTCAGACATTACCGCTGCGGCTTTCACGCCTGGACACTCGGACGGGACGAGCAATAACACCACGGCGGCCACAATGGTGGCCGCGCCGGGAGCGTCTACTTATCGGGCAATCGCGCACATCACTATCTACAACAAGGATACCGCGGCGGCGGTCGTTACGGTGCAGTTCAATAATAATACGACCATCCGCGAGCTGGTGGTGGTGAAACTGGATGCGGGAAACGAGTTGACCTGGAGCCCGGGGCGGGGGTGGCGGGTCTCTCAGATCGGGATCGCCAGCGACACAAAGGCGGGGATCATCCGCATCGCCGGGCCCGGGGAAGTGGATGCCGGAACCGACCTCGCGACCGTGGTGACTCCCGGCTACCAGGGCTACCACAAGGCGATGTGCAAATGCTGGGGCAAGGCGGCGGGGGCCGGCACGCTGACGGTGAGCTACAACACGACGAGCGTCACGGACACCGGGACCGGGGCGCTCACCGTGAACATCGCAACGGACTTCTACAACGCAAACTATTCGGTGGTGGCGCAGATCGCGCGGTCGGCTACGTCCCTGACCGCGACGGGTGTAGAGGAATGCACGATTCGACTCGGGACCGTACTCGTTGGCTCGTTTCGGATTGACTGCTACGATCACACGACGACGACCATGGTGGTGCAAGACCCGCAAAGTTATTTCTGGAGCTGCTTCGGCTCCTGGTTGTAAGGAGAAACAATGAAACCGGAAACTGTAAAAGTAGCAATCACCCAGGCCGACGATACCATCGCCGTAATGAGTTTCGTCACGCTGGGCAGAGGAGACGTGCTGCCATTCGGGGCGAAGTGGGCCGACAAGGCTGCGGCGATCTGGATGCGGGAACCCACATCCTCCAACCTGGAGCATGAAATCGGACGCACAGCAGGTCTGGCGCTTCCAATCAAAGGCTTCCGCAAACTTACCGAGGGTGAGGTGCCGACAGACCGCACCTTCCGGGGGGCTTGGCGTGACCGTGGCAGCAGGCTGGAAGTGGACATGCCCGCCGCCCGGGAAATCCACCGGGATCACCTGCGGGCGGCCAGGTCCGCGAAGCTAATGCAGCTTGACGGGGAGTGGATGAGGGCCACCGGGCAGGGCAAGAAACAGGATGCGGACGCCGTGGAGGCTCAGCGGCAGGCGCTCCGAGACTTGCCCGCCGACCCAAGGATCGAGGCGGTGTCTACCCCGGAGGAACTGAAGGCGGTCTGGCCGGAAGAGTTGATAGGGGCGTAAATGGCCTATCAGGTAGACGTCTATCTCAGGGATGCCTTTCTCCCGGGAACTCCCGTTGGTGGAGCTGAAGTAGACGCTTATCTTCATAATGTTTTTATTTTCGGCGGGGGAATTACTACTCACGAAGTGTCTGTAATTGATGGTATCCGATTCGGCGAATTAAATGGAGGAACAGGAGAGTACCAGGGGACGGTTCTGGATGGAGTGAAATTCGGAGAGATAGGGGCGGGTCTAAGAGAAATTATTTCCGCTATCCTCGAAGGAATCAAACTTGGCGATATCACAGATGCCATTCTTGAAACCAGCAGTATTAGCGGGGAGGTTATCGACGGGATAAAGTTCGGCGAAGTCTCCCGGATGAACGCGGTCTGGCAGACACTATCTGGTGACGGGATACGGCTCGGGGATGGAATCGGGAAGCAGGTCCATTCCTTCACGGTTGCGGTGGACGGGATCAAGGTCGGGGATGCGGCCTATACCATCCTCGCGCAGTATGCCACCGCGCAGGACGGAGTAAAGTTCGGAGAAGCCGGAGCTGCGGGGGCGATCTGGTATCCGGGAGCTCTGGATGGCGTTCGCTTCGGGGACGTGGTTCTTTTCTCTGGCGACGCGGATGTATTCGTAACCGATGGCTTGAAACTAGGAGACGGGGCGCTGGCGGCGGCGGAGATGCTGGCCCGCACCGCCGATGAGATTAAGTTCGGGGACGCCGGGGACATTACGATGACCTGGCAGGTGTCTTTAGCGGACGGGGTGCGATTCGGGGATCTAGTTACTCGCATCCTACATTACTTTACTTCGCTTTCCGATGGGGTGAAGTTCAGGGATCGGCCAGGGTCGAATCGTCCGGCTACGGGACTGCTGAATATCAGCATCGGGGTGAAGGGCGCGGGGTTGACGTTCACGGTAAGAAATCCCGGGGCAGGATTCTTGGGGACGGGCCCAGGTACAGGATTCGGGGCGGATGAGCCGGGGGTAGATTTTGGAACGGGGCAACCCGGAATGTCGATAGAAGGAGACGGATAATGAAATCAGGAGTTAGGTTCGGTGGGATTTTCGTGGCGGAATGCTATGAGAAGAATACTGGTCGGCTGAAGTGGAAACGGATTGCTCATAACAAGGTCGTGAATCAGGGTATCCAATATCTGCTCGATGTGGGCTTTACCGGGGATACCTATATTAGCCCGTGGTATACCGGGCTGATGGCCTCTACGGTTATTACATCGACGTATACCATGGGCAATATTTCCGAGGCCACGGAAATCAGTAATGCTAACCGCCCGATTTATGTTGAGACGCGCAGCGCGAACACGCTGACAAACTCCGCCGCAAAAAGCACGTTTACCATTAACAAAGATGGCACCACGGTTGAGGGTGCTTTCCTTTGTTCCAGTAATACCATAGGCAGCACGGCGGGAATCCTCATGTCCGGGGCGCCATTCACGGGCGGGGCGAAGGAAGGGGACTCGGGGGACAAGGTGATTGTCACCTACACCTTCGTTGGGTCGGATGATACCTCCACTTAAGGAGAGCGTATGCCTACGGTCCTGACGACAAAAGCGGTAGAACAATCCACCTATATCATCACGGCCAGCTTTACGGATGCGGCGGGTGTTGCGGTTGTCCCGAACACGATTACCTGGACGCTCACCGACGCGGCGGGGAATATCGTCAATAGCCGAGAAGATGAGGCGGTTCTCGTTCCGGCAGAGTCCATCGACATTCTGCTCTCAGGAGACGACTTGCGCTGTCCCCATGGGCGGGATCGTTCCCTGATTCTCACGGTGAAGGCAATCTATGACTCCACCGAAGGAAGCGACCTCCCGTTAAATGAGCAGGTCCGATTCACGGTGCAGAATCTACAGGCGGTGCTCTAATGGCGCTACTTACGGTTGACGAATGCAAAGAGATTTTGGGCATAGCAGATAACAGCTATGACGCCAAACTCACGGCGATGATTCCGTATGTGGAACGGGACGTTTGTGCCTACTGCAATAACTACTTCGCGGATACTGTGGTCTATGTGCATGACAACGGATCGGTGGCATTTGTTCGCGGGAGCACGCTGACTTCTTCCACTTCGCCGGACACGATCACGGATGGCGAGGACCGATTTTCCACAAGCGGCTTTCGCGCGGGGATGGATATCGTGGTGGCCGGCGGGTCAAATGAGGAAATCTACAGCCTGGCCGCCGTGAGCACAGACACCTTGACGCTCACCTCCACGGGAGAGATTGAGAGTCAAGACCCGGATGCGTCTTACAACACTGTGGGGCCGCTATTGATTGCCCGGATCAAGTGGCCCCGGGCGGTGAAGCCGATTGCGGCTAAGATGGCCTGGTATCTGTTGGATAAGCCGAAACAGGGCGATGTGCAGAGCGAACGGATAGACGACTACTCAGTGACGTATGCTGGGCAACATGCCTATCCCGAGCGGGTGATCTCAGGGTTGAGGCCATATAGGAGGGCGATACTCATTTGAAACTCATAATCCTCGGGACCGCTGACAGTATGGCGCAGGCTCCATTTGACGACAAGAACTGGACGGTATGGGCCTGCCAGCCGGCGATTACCTATCCTGCCTGCAAGCGAGTGGATCGTATCTTTGAGCTGCACGACCGGCCCGTATGGCAGGACAAGGAAACCGTGAAGCGCATGAATGAGGCGAAGGTACCCGTGGTCATGCAGCGCAAGTACGAGGAAGTCCCTTTGAGCGAGGCATTACCCCTGGAGGGTATGATTGCACATTATCAGGTTAAGGGTATGGCCGGCGCCAGATACTTCACCAGCACGATAGCTTTCATGCTGGCCTATGCGTTGTACGTGGGCGGGTGGGAGCAGATCGCGCTCTTCGGGGTCCACATGGCGGCGGATGAGGAATATGGGAATCAGCGGCAGTCGATGGAGTATTGGGTCGGTGTGGCTAATGGCATGGGGATTGTCGTTGTGATCCCTGACCGGAGCTCTATCTGTAGCGCCAAGTTCTTGTATGGCTACGATACCGAGAGCACGATGCTCACCGAGATTCGCAAGATGGGTATGGAGTTCCAGAAGGGCATGACTCAGGCGAGGGCGAAAGTGGATGCCAGCGTACAGGAGATGTACCAGTACGAGGGCGCGATCCGGGCGATGGCGAAACTGCGGAGAATCTATTCGTGATAAGCGACTATTACACCGAATCCGTGGTGCTTGTGTCTCCCACGACCAGCACGGACGGTTGGAGCGAGCCGGGGTGGAGCACCTCGCCGACGACCTTCTCGGCGGCGGTCAACCCCAACTCCGGGGCGATCCTGATACGGAATGATAAGGAGACGCCACGGGCGGATTACAAGCTTTTTTGTGGGTCTACGGTGAGCATCTCAGAGCACGACCGGGTGCGGTGGAACGGAAGCAGCTTTGACGTGACGTTCGTAAAGAACACATTGGACCGTGGCCACCATCTGCTATGCCTGCTCAAGAAGATATCGCTATGAGCGGGTGGACGAAAATCAAATGGGATGATGCGATGCTTGCGGCGGCCCGCCGGGGACTGGTGAAGGCCGGGATTATCATCGAGGGCCAGGCGGTGCGGCTTGTGCCTGTGGACACGGGTCGGCTCAAGGGAAGCATTACCTACGCTACGCAATCGGTGCGATCGAATCCCAGCGGAGAAGCGGGGGCCGATGACGGGGTGAGTTCGCCGACCGATGACTACACGCTCCACGTTGGGACGAATGTTGAATATGCGCCATATGTGGAGTACGGGACTCGCCGGATGGCAGCCCAATCTTATCTCCGTGCGGCTTTGGATATTCAGCGGGTGAATGTCGATATGGCTTATGCCCAAGAGATAAGCAAGGAGTTACAACGCCGTGGCCAGTAGCTATATCGAGCAGGCCCTTGTGACGCTGTTACGCAGCTCGTCCAGCTCTTCGGAAGTCTACGCCGAACTGGGGAAGAAGGTGTTCTTCGCCGAGGCCGAACCGGCAACCGCAAAGCCTTATGCTGTGCTGCATACAGTCAGCGACCAGCATATGCCATTCGCTTTCGGGGAAGCTAACAGCGGGCAGCCCCGAATCCAGATTAGCGTGTACGACGATGACCGTTTCAACGCCCTGGAGATAGCCCACAAAATCCGCAAGCGGTTGCGGTTCTACTCCGGGAGCATGGACGGAATCACGGTCCACAAGCTCGACGTGGGCGGGACCGTTCTCCTGCGCGACCCGGATGAAAACGTGTACCAGGCAAGCATCGACGTGCTGCCTATCTATATCGACGCGAGTTAGTGAGGTGAAGCGATGGCTATAAATTATGGGAAAGACGGGTACTTGCATCTTGCCGGGGAGAAGATGCTATTCGTCAACAGTTGGGAGTTGAGCGTTGCTGACGATGCGCTGGAGATAACCGCATTCAGCAGCACGACCCCGTTTGACCGTTCCTTCGTTGCAGGATTGCGGAATGCTACGGCGACTTTCTCCGGGTACTACGAGGACACCAGCACGGGGCAATATCAAGCCCTATCCTACCTGTTGAGCACGGGTACGCCCTCCACGGTAGCGGCGAGTCTATTCTACTACTACCTGACCTCGGAGACGTTCGCGGGTTTTGCCGGCGGGGCGGTCCTGACGGGAATCACGCTGGGCAACGCAGTTGACGGACTACAGACGATTAGCGGGAATCTGCAATTCGACGGCGGAGTGCATACCACTGCCGCTTCAAGCTAAGGAGTAAAGCATGGCAATCAATTACGGAAAAGATGGGGATGTTGTTTCCTCTACGAATGATACTCTCGCCCGGATAACCAACTGGGAATTGAGCATGGTAGAGGATGCGCTGGAAACAACCGCGTTTGGGGACGGCTGGGATCGGGCCTTTGTTCCTGGCCTGCGGAGCGCGACGGCCACGGTAAGCGGGTATTTCGAGGAAGATTCCACCGGCCAGAGGAATCTATTCCTCAACGGCATGAGCACCCGCACGCCCGCGCAGGTGGCAATTAAGTTGAAATATGGTACGGGTGCGAACGCCGGCTATGAGGGGAATGCGATTGTAACCGGGGTTACTATCGGCGTCCCCGTAGACGGGGTGCAGACCTTCTCCGCCAATCTCCAATTCAACGGCGGCGTGAGCACGATGTGAGTTACGAATCCTCATTCTGGGAATACCTCGGACGGTATCCCCTGAGATGGTTCGAGCGCGTCAAGGTAGATACTCTAAACGCCCATGGCTATCCGATGCGGAGTGTCGTTATCAAGCCATGGGTGAGGAACGTTTTCAGAACATGTGGATTGCATAGACTATTAGAAAGGATGGAACGTGAAGATTAAACTCTCGCGCACAGATATCTATGTCCCGAATTGGAACGGCAACCGCTCGCTCCCGGAATCGGAACAGGTCAAAGTGGAATACCGCTTTATGACCAGCGAGGAGGAGGAGCGGTTTTCTTTGATCCGGCCCGTCTACAACATGGCCGATGGGAAGACACAGGAGATTGCCGTCAACTATGATATCCATGCGAATGATATCTGGCGGGTATGTGTCAAGAAAGTGAACGGCCTACAGGACGAGAACGGGGCGGAGATTGCGGACCCCAAGAAGGTAGCCGAGATCCCCGGGATGTATAGCCTCATTACTGAGGTAGTGGCCGAGATCAAGCGCGGGCTAACGGAGGCCGACTTAAAAAACTGAGGATAGCCTTCCACGCTTGGGCGGAAGGCTACGCCGAGGAAGAAACGATCAAGGGAATGCGGACACAGCCCCTCAATCGTAAGGACGTGTTGGGGGGGCATGCGGTCCGGCGGCGGGATATCGAGAATTACTTCACCGAGGATTTTGCCCGGGCATTCCGTATCTGGTCGGACTACAAGCGATTTGGGCTTCCCTATGCTGGGGGCTATGCACGACAGCCGGCGCAGATCATCGAGATTATCCGGCTCTTCGAGAACGAGCATACAGCTTGGCAGAATGCGAAGCAGGCGGCGCAGGGGAAAATGCATCCGGTGCGCGGGAGAAAAAAGAAGTGATTGCCGAAGAGTTGAAACTAATCATCAAGGCCGAAGTGGAAAACGCTGTTTCCAATTTGAAGCGTTTTTCTTCTTCGGCGGATGATGCCCGTACCCGTTCTGCCCATCTTCAGGATCGGCTTATGCAATTCGGCAAGTCTTTGCTTGCCGCCGGCGGAATCATCTTTGGCTTTCATCAACTTGCGAATGCCATTAAGAGCTCCATCGTAGAATACCAAAAACAGGAAACCGCCGAGGCGAAACTCCGCGCCGCAATCAAGGCTACCGGAAACGAAGGACTGATTTCCGCGAAGAGTATAGGCAGACTCGCCAGCGAGTTACAGCGCACAACTACGTTTGCGGATGATGTTACCATCTCTGCGGCGGCGATGTTACAGCAGTTGGCGAATCTTGATGAGCGTGGATTAAAGCAACTCATCCCCCATGTCCAGGATTTTGCGGCAGCCATGGGCGTAGACCTCCAGACCGCCGCCTCTCTGGTAGGCAAGACACTTGGAAGTTCCACGAATGCCCTATCTCGCTACGGCATCCAGATTGACGCTACCGCAGACAAACAAACAAAGCTTACTCAACTCACAAACGAACTAAATAACAAGTTCGGGGGGATGGCGCAAACTCTCGGGACCACAACCACCGGCCAGGTCGTCCGCTTTCAGAATGCTCTCAGCGATTTGAAAGAAGTCGCAGGCGAGGTATTCCTTAAGGGAATCGGTCCGATGATTGAGGGCTTAATTCCGACACTCCAGCGCATGAATGATGCTCTTGGGGGTACGCGCTTTTCGAAATCCATTCTCACTAACGCCGGAATGGCGGAAGCAATCTCCAGTCTCCCCAAGGCCAGGGATGCAGTAGAGGCACTCAACGAGGAAATCAAGCGCACGGAAGGACTGCTGAAAACACAGGGGCGATACCGGGGGACAGAGGAAGCGCGGATTAAATTGCTCAAAGACCGTTTGAATATGATTCATCAAGTGATCCCGCTTCTGGAAAAACAAGCCAATGTGGAAGCGGATAATATTGAACAGGCCAAGAAATCTGCTGCCCGAGAAGACGCGAGGGCTGCGGCGGTAGAACGTGCTGCGCTGATGTACCGGCATTTGGCCGGGAACATCGCCTCGATGGAAAATCGGAATGACTCGGCGATTGCCTCTACCAGAAAGGCGGCGGAAGAAACAGATAATTTGGCAGAGAGAGTCGAAACGGCGGAAATCGCATTCCAGAAACAGCAAGATGTGATTCGACAACAGATCGAATTGATGGACAAATATCGTGCCGCCGCCGCGAATGCCGTAGCTGCGATTCGGCCCTTCTCTGACGCTATCGGCATGATGGCCAAGGATTCGGAGAAGGGCTGGGAGATGTTCAAGGAGGCGGCGAAGGATGCGATAGCCGCAGTCCTAGAAATGCTGGCGAAAGAGGCTTTTGTCCGGGCGCTTGCCGCCGCCGCTACACTCAACTTCCCTGCCGCCGCCGCCTGGACTGCTGCGGGCCTAGCCGCCATGGTGGGAGCCGGCGTAGTGCGGGCCATGGCCGAGGGCGGTATCGTTACGAAGCCAACGACTGCGCTGATAGGCGAGGCGGGCCCGGAGGCCGTGATACCGCTGAATAAGATGGGGAACATGGGCGGCAATCTCACCATCGTGATTAACGGCTCTGTCATGGAGGAAGAGGGGATCGCCCGGCGCATCGGGGCGGTGCTGGCTAGGCAGAGGCGCGGCTGGTAATGGCAATCAAGTGGATCGGCGCGGCATGGAAAGCACAAGAGAAGACATCTGCCTATAAGTACGAGCGAACCTATATAGACTTCCGGCAATATATCTATCCCCCAATCAACGACGACCTCACCTATACCCTTATCGGCTCTGGCGACAACCAGCCGGGTAGCCACAATCTCACGGGCGGCAGCGCGGATTACGTGCTTGCCATGCCCTCGACCTTCACGCTATTCATCCGCTGTCTTCCCGCGTTTGCTTATGATGTAGCCGGGGACCAACCCCTGGCCGGGTGGTATGTCGATGCGGACAACCACTTCCTGCTGTATTACGAAAGCGCAGACGATAAGATAAAGGCTATCTGGAAGGACGGCGGCACGGAGCGAGAGCTTGCCAGTGCGGCCTATGTTTCCACCGTCAGTCTCCAGGTCTGGCATAACATCGCCATCGCTTTCGATTCCACCACGGGGAGTACGGCGGGGAGTGCGCTCTATATTAACGAGGCTTCTGTTGACGCGGCGTGGAGCGGGAACATCGACGCCAAGGGGATGGAGTATCCGCTATTCTCTCTGCTGCACGAGGCGGCGGTTGTCGGAGATTGGACGGTCAACCAGGTTCGACTATACCCGAACAAAGTAGCCACGGCGGCACAAGTAGCGAATGTATTCCGTGACCTCGAAGAAGAGGAAATCGTTTGGAACCTCAACGGCGAGGGCTGCGGGCGCACGCGCTGTAATGTCAAGCGCCATGTGCGGAGTCTTGGGATTGAGCGTCGCGTGGAGGAACCGAGTAACGGGGCGCAGGGGGCGAACCGGCTATTCGCGGAGTTACATTCTCACGGCGGGGAATATGCGGATGATCAGTATGCCGCCTTCGACCCGACCGCTGAGCAATTCAACGGAACCTCGGCGCAGAAGTACCTCCAGAAACAAGCGCGAGTAGAGGCCGAGAGTTGGTACGGGACAACTTGGGAACCATTCTTTATCGGTCGGCTGGACAACAACCTTTTCCGCCGGCATTCCGTTGTGGACGGTCTGAGCGTTGTGGAGATATCCGCTGATGACGGGGTGGGGGACATCGCCCGCGAGATGAAGCGGCGCTCCCGGTCCTTCACCGGAAAGAAGCTATCGGATGCCACCGAGGCGGATAGCCTGGTACACCTGATTGCCCGGCTGGCCACGTCGAAGGATGTATACAACTACTTGGCGAATAGCAGCTTTGAGAATGCGACGATAGCGAATAGCTGGGTGGTGAGCGGGGCCGGGGCAACCTTCGCCAGTGCTGCGGGGGGGATATTCGGTAGTAATGAAGGACAATTGGATTATGCTGCTGCCGCCTGTGCAGCAAGTCAAACCGTGACATTCATCGGGACAAAGAAACTTAATAAGGGTGAAAGTTACAACTTTTCAATATTCTGCAAATGCGCAAATGCAATAAGTAATGCTGGGAGTTATATCTGCCTAGAAGAACGCGCTGGCGGTGTTTGGAAATCGGGTAATACAACTATTATTGTTTTGGCTGGCGGGGAAGGTTGGAAACGTTTTGAGGTCACGCATACCATAAGCGATTCGACTAGTGATAGATTGATTGCTTATTTTCGATTAAATGAAAATGTGACGTTATCCGTCGACGGCGCGATGTTGATACAGGGCGACCGGGCGCCAGCATGGTGGGTGCTCAATGACAACGACGGGGCCGCTGCGGTGGAGAGCGCCGACGATGCGGATTACGATAGCTACGACACCGTGGGCTTTGACGTGGACGCGGTGAACGTGACGCATCCCTATGTGTTTATCCCGGCGACTACCTCGGTATGGGACCATCTCAAGGAGCTGGCCGACGCCTGCGGGCCGATGTACTTCGGGATGGACGGCTGCGGCACGCTCAAATTGCGCTGCAAACTGGCAACGGGCTATGCGGACCCCTCCAGTTTGGAAACGGTGACGGCGGTTAGCAGCGTGGATAGCGTGCTGGAGATGGCGAAGGCAAATAAGATTATCGGCCATGGCGTCAAGGTAGACGTGTACACCGCTATTCAAGTCATGTGGATGCTGGAGGCGGTGCCGGCATTTGTCACGGGTGGGGGTAAGCCACGGGTTACGGTGACGAACGGCAGCACCTTCCCGGACCCGACGACCTACGGGGACTTCTGGGCGAAATATGGAGAGGTGAAATAATGGACTGGCTGACGGGCCTACTCTCCATCGGAATCAATATCAACTATGATTCTGGGAACCGAACTACGACCCGTGGGCGCGGGGAAGGCGGTACGGATGCCCAGCGGGCCGCCGCAGAACGAGCACGGGCTATCGGAGGATATAGACGCTCCACAAATGCCGGGACCAAGTACAAGCCCAACGCCGAAGATAAAGAACTCATTGGCGTTACTGATGCGATTCTTTTCTGGGCCTCCGAGAGTGGGGTAGACAACTCCACGGACGACGCCGGGAACAGCGGCCTGCACTTGACGCTGTTCGATACTACGACCCGGGCGGACTCGGCACAAATCAAATTACTGAATGACAGCGGGAGTACGCAATATGTTGTGGCAGCGGCCATCAAAGCCAAGCCGATTATTCGCATGTCTGGGGATCAGGGATTTACGCACGACGCATTTATAGACTATCAGGATATCTTCCTTAGCGGGGAGAACACTTTCGAGTTTGGCAATAACTTCGTAGTTACCAAAGCGCAACTGGAGCAGCTTGCCGACTACTACGCCAAGGCGCTGGGGACGATTGCCACTTCGGGTCCGAAGGCGAAGCACATCTACGCGGTGAGCATCCCGGGGCGCTGCTGGTGGTTTGAGCCCGGGGAATGGTACACGCTGCAAGTGGGCGGGGCCGGCCAGCGGGAGTACATCGATAGCGTGGTGGAGTGCTACGATGTGACGGTGGACGCGGCGGCGGGTGACTTGGGGACTACGAATATCGCCTTCCGCGAGGTGGAGCAAAACTGGGTCAAGGACTCTAACGCCGTGGCGCGGTTTCTGGCCACGGGAGATCCCCGGTGGAAGCCGAACAACTTCGGGCGCGTGGTGGTGGCCGCGAAAGATTACCTCGGAGTGGCGGACTACTACTGCGACGGCACGGCGGACCAGACCGAGATACAGGCGGCGATAGACTATCTGGCAAGTGCTTTTGGTGGTGGGATGGTGGAACTCACTGAAGGGCAATTCAATATCACAGCAGCAATTGAAATGGAAACGAATATTATCTTACGGGGTGCTGGTGCAAGAACGATTATCGAAAAGAACTGTAATGATTATGCAATAGAAATTGTCGGTGGCAACGGGACGGAAAAAGAAAATACCAAGATTTGGGACCTTTCTGTAACACGGAATACGGCAGATACAAATACAATAAGTTTGATTTATCTCAGTTACGCAGACTACGCAAATATCGATTCTCTGCTATTGCATGATGGATATGGTGGAGGAATTGAAATAGTTTACTGCGACAATCTTACTATTTCAAAAACAGAAATAAAAGATTGCCGTGGTTCGGGGGTAAATATCAGCTTCTGTTCTAGCGGAATAGTAGTAGAATGTCGTGCCAATAACTGTCACATCTATGGTATTGCAATCACGAGTGATGGAGATAATTTTTTAGTTTCCAATTGTATCAGTGAAAACAATTGGCAATATGGGATTATGGGATGCGGAAAGAATATTTCGATAGAGAATAATATCGTTCGCACAAATGGAGCAACTGGTATACAAGTTATTCCCGGACAAGATTTGAAGGGCAATAATATTATTCGAGGGAATATTGTCGAAAATAATGGAGATAATACAAACTCTGCCTGGTCTTTGTCTGTAGCCAACGGAATGGGGATATTTATAGATAATCTTTTTTCGGAAGGGAATATTGTTAATTCCAATTATTCGAAGGACAATGGGAATCTAATTGTTAATGGAGCTTGCGAATGAGTTTGCCATATATTCTGAATGATACATATTCCTTATCGGGTTGTACTGCCGAACTAAGTACGGAACAATATTATAAGGGAGCAAAGTCTTTGAAGATCATTCTTACCGGAGCTTCCACCGGGGAATATAGGTTGTGTGATAACATAGCCAAGAATGATTTGCATGGTTTATATCCGGGGACTCGATATGCACTCTCTGGCTATACTTACCTCTTGGCTACTGGTTCACCTACTACGGCAGAAGTAGTATTCATATTCGGATATACTACCTCTACCGGAGGAGCCTGGCACGAAACAAGTGGCATTGTATCTACGGGAAAAGATGCCTGGAATGCTTGCGGAACAACGAATATCCTAATTCCTTCTGGAGCTAAATCGGCAAAAGCATTAATTCGGATTGAAGCCGCTGCTTCTACGGATGAAATAATTTTCGTAGACAATCTTCGTCTGCAACCAATTGGGGAGCATAATTTATATAATCAGAATTTCTGGGATAGTAGCTCAAGAACCTATGCAGGAGTATAGCCTTTGAACTCTTGGCAATACCGATACGATACCGGATGGATCAACCGCTCTGACTGGACCAACGTCCACCTTGGCAGCGACACCACGCTGAACACGGACAGCAACGTCACCCACAACCTCAACGCGCCGCTGGCGAGCCTATTGGTGCAAGTCTGGTGCAGCACGGATGGCACGGATGCGAATGCGTTTTTGGTGCATGACTATTCTGCCGGCGTAGTCGGGGCGCAAGTCAGGCAAGTAGATTTGAATAACATCGAAGTGCATACCGGGGCGGTCGGATTCTATCAATCCAACGGGTCTGGTGGTGTGAATACGATTGACACCGAGGACTATTACTATAAAGTCAAGGTGTTTTTTCTCGGATAGGGGGCAACGTGGTATTCGTTATTGAGGGAACCGGGGATAAGCGGCGCATCGTGAGCGTGGGGACCAGCGAGGCGCTATATACGCTGGCGGCGGGCCAAGAGTTCCGCACGGCAAAGACGGAGCCGTGGCCGGGGTGGCCTAGGCGCGAGATGCATTGGGATGAAGTGTTGCAAACCGAGGTACACGAACCCTACCCGCTGCCTGCCGAGGAGTTGGCCGCGAAGCTGGACGCCGAGGCAGAGGCGCGGCTGCTGCGAGACCTACAGATGTTGAAAGCTATCGAGATTATTGTCCGCGAAATCGAATACCTGCGGCCCGACGCCAAGCCACGGCAGCCGGCATTCCAGGCCCTTATCGACAAACTACAATCCTACCGGGAGGCATGACATGGCATCAAAGAAGCACATCGAGAATCCGGCCTGCATGGATCGGTTTGGGAAGTTGGAGGAAAAGGTATTCAACGGCCTGGAATCGAAACTTGACGTGCTCAAGGAGAAGGTGGGAGGTCTTGAAAAGCTGACCTATGCTGTACTCACGGGGATTATCCTGACCCTGGCTTTCGCCATCGTGCGAACTTTTCTCAAGGTATGAACCTACTCCACCAGACCAATCCAGCCTTCCCGCAAGAGCTTCGGCGCTACGGCTGCCGCTTCATGTCCATGTTGGCTATTCCGCAGTTGTCTGCGAAACGGTCCCTGAGCGTGGAACAGGTCATGGCGATATTCCGAGTTGGCAAAGCGGACCCTACGGCGATTGGCGAAAACTGTCGCACCGGGAAGAATGAACACCTGCTCATGCAACATGCTTTCGCGCTGTTGGGGATGCCAACCTTTCGCGCCCGCCAAGTAGGGAGAATGAAAGGCGACAATCCTGTATACTGGAATGCGCGAGTTCCGTTTCAGTATATGGTAGGCCATTGGGTTACATGCGGGCCGGACGGCCACTGGACTCTGTTCGACCATGAAGGATTCGAGCTGTACGACCCGTGGAACCGAGAGGAAGCAATCGGAGTCGCGGGGCTGGAGGACTTGTACGAGATTCGCAAGCGGGTGGTGGACAAGCGCCTGCTGTATCGGGTGTGGGATAATGCTGCCGTTGGCAGCTGACAAACCTTTTCGCGAAGAGGTGTATCATGGCTCTGAGTGCAAGGAAAAAGACGGCGCTGGGGTTCGGTATAACCGGACTCCTGTTCATCGCCGTGGGAGCGGTGATCTGGAATACGGCGGTAAATCCGACATGGCTTACCATCGTTATCCCGGTCGTGGCCTTCGTGGCAGATGCCATCGGCATCGCGATCACGATTCCGCAGCTCCCGTAAGGAGAGGGGGCCGCAAGGCCCCCATTTATGACCAAAGCACAACGAGAAGCAAATCGGAAACTCAAAGAAGAATTGGCAAAGGCCCGAAAACAAGCCGCCGAAGAGAAGCGCGAGCAGAAGAAGGACGAACGGGCAGCGGGGGCCACGGCCCGCAAGTCTCGGGCGCTGGGGTTTATTCAGGTGGCCTGGGTCTGCGAGTTGATGCTGCTGATGCTTGTAGTGAGCGTGTACGTGGTGGTCCTAGACCCGGTGCGCCTGGAGTTGTTCGGGCGCTTGCTGACGCCGCTGATCGGGGCGATTCTCGCCGAGGGCTTGGCGGCCTTCGCTGGCCCGAACGTCAAGCGGTGGCTCAAGGGCAAGTACGGGAAACAAGACTTTGGCACTTAACGATAAGTGCCTACGTTTTGTTACAAGATTTGCCACGCGCATGGCAAAGGGAACAAATATGGAAGCAGGGGGTTGTCCTCGTTCTCGCCCTGGGGGCCGCCACAGTTGCGATATGGATTCCTCTACTGGTAGCGACGTGGGGAGACATGCGCTCGCTGCGTGAGCCCTACCCTACCAATGTGCAAAATCTGCATAATGCGGGGTACGACTGGAGCGGCGGGTGGGGCGAGGGCGTAGGGGGTGGGGCATGACACTCGGCTTCGAGCTGCGTAACCTGCTGCAACGGCTACGGCTTGCGGCGGCCCGAAGGCTGTTCTGGGCCTGCTGCTGGCTGGGGTGCGGGCTGCTGCGAATATCTCAGCGACTCGGGCGAAAGCCCAGACGGGAGGACTTTTGACAAAAGGCATTCTTGCTGCCGATCCACATACCGGGCACGTTTTGGGATTGACGCCCCCGGAGTTTTGGCAAGGGCGCTGCAAGGGAATCCAGAGGCAGGCGTGGGATTGGTGGGCCGCAGAGATAAAGACTATCGGCCCTGTAGACTTTGCCGTATTTGACGGAGATTTGATAGACGGCCCGGGAACGAAAGAAACGCTCGGCCTCTGGACGACAGATGTAGAAGAGCAGGCTGAGGCCGCCGCGCAAGCACTGAGCATCGTGCGGGCGAAAGAAAAATACGTTTGCTATGGTACGCCGCTTCACACCGTTTCCTCTTTGAGCATCGAAAATCTGGTAGCCCGCCGGCTGGATGCGGAAATCCGTGATACCCTGCGGTTGAAGGTGCAAGGACCGAAATGGGAAGTCCGCTTCAACATTCGCCATGTCCAGGGGCGCTCCGATGTTCCCACCGGCCAGGGGGCGCAACTCGGGAAAGAGATTATCCGGGAAATGCTCCAATCGCTTCTTGAAGATTTCAAGCCTGCGGATGTTTTGGCGAGAGCGCATACCCACTACTTCTTTGAGCTCCGACTGGCTGGCCGGCGCGGGGTGTCGATTCCTTGCCTGTTCCTGCCTGACCCCGAACGGGGGCGATCCATCTACGCCCGCAAACTGCGCGGCCTGTACTATGACTTTGGATTCATCTACGTGGAAATCGACAACTCCGGGGAGGTATACATCCGGCCCAGGCTCATGCCGTTGAAGTATGTTGTGCCGAAGGAGTATGTATGCCTCGCCGCGAATTGAAAGCCCCCGCCGCGGTGAGTATCAAGTACTCTGCCGACTTACTGGCAAGGTTGGAATCCTGCCGGCCTGCGGGCCGGTATCAGCGGCCCTGCCCGTTGACGCTGGAACAGCAGGCGGCGTTGGTGGAGTTTTGGCCGAAGACGAACCACGGGGACTTGTGCGAGGCTTTGGGCGTGACGAAAAATACCGCCATATCGTGGTACAGGAAACTTACCAAAAAAAGAGACGAGAATACCTAAGATAATCCTTGCGTTTTCCACGCGGGGGGTCTATAGTTAGAGCATGAGCAGGGTAGAAGCTGCTATGACAAACGAAGTAGACGCCAGGGGCGAGTCAATCTGTTGCTGGGCACACCGTTACTTCGGCGGTGGAGTCCCACTTCTACAGCAGGTGACTCGCCCCTTGTGTTTCAGGAGGGCATCTTGAAAATCGTGTGCTGCTACTGCCAGAAGGACTTGGGCACAAAGTACCCGCTCCAGGCCGGCGTGTCTCATGGCGTCTGTGGGGACTGCATGGCGCGGGTCATGGCCGAGCTGTACGCCCGCCGCGAGGCGAGGACAGGAGGGAAAGCGTGAACGAAAAGATAGTGAAGTGGTTGAATAGTCTACATGCCTGCGGAGAAGCCGTGGAATGGGCGCGGGAACAAAAGAGCCCGGCACAGGCGTGGCGGGACTGCCAGCGCGGGGACTGGATGCTCTGGCTGGTAGGGAAACTGTCCGGGAAGTCTGGAAGCGCGAAGCGCAGGCCGCTGGTGCTTGCCGCTTGTGAATGTGCGCGGCTGGTGTTGAATTATGTGCCGAAGGGCGAGGACAGGCCACGGAGAGCAATAGAGACAGCGGAGCGGTGGGCGCGGGGGAAGGCGACGATAGAGGAAGTACATGCCGCCGCCGCCGCCTACGCCTACGCCGCCGCCGCCGACGCCGCCGCCGCCGCCGCCGCCGCCGCCGCCTACGCCACCGCCGCCGCCGACGCCGCCGCCGCCGCCGCCGCCTACGCCACCGCCGCCGCCGACGCCGCCGCCGACGCCGCAAGGTCCAAGACTCTTGCCCTGTGTGCTGATATCGTCCGCAAGCATTACCCCAAGCCCCCGAGGACAGGAGGGAAGCAATGAGCAAGCGGCATGAGGAGTTTTGCAGCAACCCGGGTTGCGGGGCGATCCTGAAGCTCCCCGCTGAGCTGGACACCGGCCTCTGTTTGGTTTGCCTCCAGCGTGGGGAGTGCGGGGAGCGGGAAGAGCCGGAGCCTGCGGTGGAGGGGGAGAAAGGTACGGAGAAGGAGGGGGAGAAGAAGACCGAAGGCGACCAGCGGCAGCCGGAGATATTCTGATGAAACACACACCGGGACCGTGGGTGGCTGATTTTCGCGGTGGGTGCCTCGCGGTCTATCCAAAATCAAGAAAGGGCGACACCCCGGGGCTCCATTCCGAAGACGACCGGAATATACATTATTCCGACCGGGGGGCCAGCTACAACGGGGAGCGCTGGCTAATGTCTGAGCAAGCCAAGGTCGATGCCGTGCTGATCGCGGCCGCGCCGGAGCTGCTGGAAGCGTTGAAGACAATCAACCGTGCATTCTGGCAACAGTATAAAGATCCTATCTCGGAAATCAAGGCTATCACAAGCATCGCCATCGCCAGGGCCGAGGGACCCACAGGGAGCAAGGAATGAGCACCTGTCTTGACCTTGCCAATGCTCAGGTATCCTTGGACCGGGACCGGGAGAACGTGGAGGCCACCGCCCGCAAGCTGTACACCTACTGCGCGGCGCTGCGGGAGCGGATACGGCGCTACTATGGCTGCATGGCCACGGCGGAGAAGTGGGCCGAGTTGATGGAGCAGGCGCAGAGGTGCGCGGGCCTCATGCCGATTCTCGCCGACTTCATCGAGTACATGCAGAACGAGGAAGCGTGGGTGAGCATTCAGCATCCGCCATCAACGGCGCATCGGCTGTCATGGCCGAAGCTTCCTGACGTGGTGGGGGCGATGTCGGAGATGAACGACCTGATACAGAAGGGGGGAAAAAATGCCTAAGACAGCGAAGAAAAGGAAGGCGGCCCCGCGCAAGCCCCGGGCCGAAGTCAAGCAGATTGCGGCACCTGCCGGCCTGCCTGCGGTGCGAGAGAATCATCCCCCGGTGAATGGGCGCGAGATCATGACCGAAGCCAAGATCATCGAGGCGTTCGATGCGCTGGGGATTACGTCGAAACTGGACCAACAGAAAAAGAAACTGTTCATCGCCGTGGCCAGGGAATTCAACTTGAATCCCCTGCGCCGCGAGATCCACGCCGTCCAGGTAGGAAAGGACGATGAAGCCGGCGGGGGAACGCTAGTCCCGGTGGTTGGATACGAAGTCTATATCGATCGTGCCGAAGAAACCGGCAGGCTAGAGTACTGGATCATAGAAGAGTCCGGGGAGATCGACAATCAGGATTGGCGGAAGTCCACCTACAAGGTGACGTTGGTCATCAAGCGCCGAGACTGGCCGAAAGAGTTTAAGTGGACCGTTCGCTACGTGGAGGCGGTGGGCCTGAAGTACGTCCAGGCCAAGGGGGGACATCAACCCAATTCCATGTGGCAGAAACGCGGCCACTTCATGACGCAGAAATGCGCCATCGGCCAAGCCTTCCGGCTGGTGTTCCGAGAAATCCTGCGGGGGATGCCCTTCGTCGATGCGGAAATCGAGAACGCCGAGAATGGACAGGAAGAGCCGGAGGACAAGGGAGAGCTTCGCGCGCCGCAGGCAATTCAGACCGAATCGTCCATCCCCGCGCCGGCGGCCCCGATCAGTGAGCCCCCGGTGAAGTTCCCGACCACGGCAACCGGTCCTTACGGACAGATCATGTCCGCTATCAACGAGCGGGTGAAGAGCAAGGAAGGCCCCATGGTATCTCTTTTCGGCGGGCAGGAAGCCCTGGAATGGAAACATAAGGTCGACGGAGCCCGGGGGAATCCCGAAGAACTCCAAGAGGTGCAGAAGGAACTGGAGAGCGTCGCCGGGCTGCGGCGCAAGAGCATACAAGGAGGCGTGTAATGGGCGATGTCATGGTAGCGGAGAGGACTGAACTATCCGCCGAGATCCATCCGGTGGTGGCGGCAGCGAATGCCCTACAGGTGATTGACGCCGTGACCTTCGAGCAGGCGATGGAGCTCGGGAAGTCCTGCTCGGCTCGGATCAAGCTGGTGGAGGAACGTCTTGGCCCCTCCAAACGGAAAACTTACGAAGCATATCAGGAGGTCATGAAGCTGATGAAGAGTTTCATCGACCCCCTGGAAACGGCCAAGAAAACCCTATCCTCTCGGGCCTACTCTTGGCAGCAGATCGAGGAAGCCCGCAAGCGCAAGGAGGCCGAGGAAGCCCGCAGGAAGGCCGAAGCGGAGGCCGCCGAGAAGCGGAAGATCGAGGAGGAGAACCGCCTCGCCCTGGCCGAACGGCTGGAGAAGGAAGGCATGGCCGAACAGGCCGAGGAAGTGCTGGCGGCCCCGGTAGTTGTAGAAGTGGCGAAGGTGGAAGCCCCGGCCCCGAAGGTGGCGGTCCAGGGGGCCAGCACCCGGGCCAACTGGCAATTCGAGATCAGCGACGAGGCCGCTGTCCCCCGGGAGTACATGACCCCAGACCTGGTGAAGATCGGACGGCTGGTCAAGGCGATGAAGGCCGAAACGCGGATTCCTGGGGTGCGCGTGTTCGACGCGGGCACGGTGGCCTTTCGCTCATGACCTACATTCTCCCCCCGGGGTTGGTAGAGGTGCCCTTTGAGGATGGCGGCCACTGGTACACCCATGAAGGCCGCTACCTCAAGAGCGTGGGCAAGATTCTCAATACGGTGCACCCGATGCCAGAGATCGACCCGTTCTACCTCACCCGGGGGAAGATGATCCATGATGCCTGCTGCTTGATCGACGATAGTACGTTGGATTGGACCGCCCTGGATTCCCGCCTGGAACCCTATTGCCGTGCCTATCGGGCTTTCATCGAAATGAGCAAACCGATCGTGGAACTGTCGGAACAGATCGTGGTGGCGGCGGATTTTTCTTACGGTGGCCGTCTCGACCGGGTATACCGCCTCCCCGGGCGGGAGCGGCTGATCCTCACCGACATAAAGACCGGCAACGGAAAGGAAAAGCGATATAAGCTACAGCTTGCCGCCTACGCGCTGGCCCTGGCCGGCGCCCTGGCCTACGAGTATGACCTAGCCTTGTTAAACCTCGGGGCCAACGGGCAACCACGGTTCACCGTGTTGGAGAATCCCGGGTTTCTTCTGGAAGAATGGCGCATCATCCTGGCAGACTACCTGAAGGGGGGGGTTGCATGAGCCTTACCTACGTAACCGCCTTCGTCACTACCGGAGTCAACGACTGGCGCAAGGGCTACACCTGCCTTAAGAACCCAACCGGCCCCCTGGCCGCCGCCCACCGGGTGCTGATGGAGAAGGCCGAACAGGGGGTAGGCGGGGCGTATCTCGCGGTGCGCTTGGACCTGCGCCATCGGCCACGGTCCACGGGGTGGAAGAGCCAGAACCACCATATTCGAGGTCATGCGCGCCAACTTTGCGAGTACACCGGGTACACCATGTCCGAGATGATGCAGGCCATCAAGGAGGACACCCCGTCATGGCCAGTGGAGTTCAGGGAGTTTCGCGGCAAGCAACGGAAGTTCTACGCCAGCGAGGCGGATATCAGCATGGAGGTCTGCGCGGAAGCAATCGAGATTTGCCACCGGACAGCCTTTGATTTGGGAGTAGTGCTAATCGAGGAAAACGACAAGGAGGCAAAATGAAAATCACGGCTACCGAGGAACAGATTAAGCAGATTGCGGCGAACGCAGTAAATGCCGCAGAACCCATGGGCTTGGGTTTCTTGCACTATACACCCAAGGTGTTCGAGGCAAAGGATTTCACTTGCGAGAAGAAAGGTCTTTTCTTGGACTATGTAGAAGGCCGCATGACGAAACTCAACATCCGACGCGAAGGGGATGAATGGGAGTTCCCGTCAGGTACACCGCGAGTGGACTATCAGTCTTGGTGCATCAAGTATCCGACTTACGCCGATTTGATAAAGTCGGTCATTCCATAAAGTGCGGCAGAGGAAGGAGTTACGCTTGAAGAAGGCGATTGAGCGCGGGATGTCTGATTCGAGCCTCATGGCACTCTGGCGGAGGGCGGTTCTTCGGCACGGCGGATACAGGTGCGCCATCTGTGGCGGGGGCGGGAAGCTGGAATGTCACCACGCCACGCACCGGCGCTATCGGCTTCTGCGCTTTGATTGGCGCAACGGCGTTCCGGTCCATGCTGGGGAGTGCCACGAAACGGCGAACCGCATGGGCATCTACGCGGCGGAGGGGGAGTATCAGCGATACATCGAGGACCGCGCTAAGCTGACCTACAAGCAGTACCTCGCCGACACGGGCCTGTCCGATAACGAGTTTCGGGCGCAGGTGAAAGCCGAGTTGCTGCGGGAGATAAACGCATGAAGTATCGAAAGAAGCCGGTGGTGATTGAGGCGATGCAGGTTCCCCCGGAATGGACAGGACAGGGAGTTCCGATCGAGTTAGCCGCTTTAGCTTTATGGCTACGGGCCGGTGACGGGCGCTGGGAATATTGTCAGAACGGAGGAATTGAAATCATTACTCTCGAAGGAACGATGAGAGCCAATCCTGGAGACTGGATTATTCGAGGCGTGAAAGACGAATTGTATCCCTGCAAGCCGGACATTTTCGCGGCTACTTACGAGGCGGTACAATATGAAGATTGATTGGTACATGGCGATAACTATTGGATTAACTTTGGCGTTTTGTTTAGGCATCATATATCAGCATTTTGCCCAAAAAGATAAATTGCGTCGTAGAGAACGAATGGAACTAATGAGGAAGGAATACATCGAAATCGAAAATAATCTGAAATGTCCACGATGTAGGCATCGTTTTTCTGCTTGGTTTGTATGGCCTCCTTATGGTTCATATTGTTGGCCTTGCTGGAATTTAAGCGGGGATGTGATAACGGAAAAAGGTGTAGTGGAAAAGGGGGGATGGTAATGATGATGACGGATAGAGACTCAGAAATGTTTGAAGCTGGATATATGAAAGCATACACAGAGACAAAAACCGAGGCAGAGAGATTGCGGGAAGCTCTAAAAAAATGTCTAAATGCCACCGACGCGGGAAGATTTCATGATGTCAAGTGTATTGTGGAAAAGGCTCTTGAGGCTCGCCCATGACCCGCTGCCGCGCTTGTGGTGCCCCGATCCGCTACGCCGCCGAGGACCTTCGCCGGCGCTTCCCGCTGGACCGAGACAACCTGATCCATATATGCATGTATCCGAGGGCTCTGACGCCGGAGGAAATCGCTAGCGGTTGCAAGGTAGCCGAGAGGCTGGGGTTGCTGCCCCGTGTCCGCGAGCAGCACAAGGTGAGGGAGGGAGCATGAGATGGCCCGTTGACTTTCAGCGCGATGGGGATTGGTGGGATTTATGGACTGGCCGGCTTCACATAAGCAAAGCTACCAATCCATTCAATTCGAAAGAAGAATTCCGAATATCCGAATCCCCAGGATATTGGTATTTCGAATGGCGCGGTTATCAGATTGCTTGGCGCCGCAAATGGACCGTATGGAAAGACCATCCCTTCAGGGGTCGAAACATCCGGCTCTATGACCAGTTCGGTACTTTCGCCAGAAATACGATTCCGGCGGAGAGGGGCAGTAAGTGAAGAATTTCAGGCGGTGTGGTGTAGTGGGCAGCATACCGGTTTTGTACACCGGGGACGCTGGTTCGATGCCGGCCGCCGCCTGTACCGACCTGCGGGTACGGCCGTTGGCAGGGCCGCGGGCGGGCTGTTATAGGGGAGGTCCGACAGAAGCTTCAATACACGGAAACGGCGCCGCCATCAAGGACGGGGTCGAGAAGTCCACAGCTATTCCACAATCGCCGGGGCGGGTGGTCTGCCCCGGCACTCACGGGGGCATGATGGAAAGGGAGACATGGGGGCTGGAAGTGTGCACACCCCTGCCAGGCAAGCTTACTGCGCATCCGGGTTCGAGTCCCGGTGCCCCCAACGGGCGGAAGCCCAATGATGCCCCGGGACAGGTTCGCCGACCGGGGAACGAGCCGATCATTGACGGCAGCGGAGTGCGCTTGCCGGGGGTCGAGGTAGGCGGGGGGCGGGGCCGAGTGCCCTGCTTCCCGTTATTCATAACGATAGGAGGCCTCCATGGCTGACCGTCTTGCTTTAATCCGTTCCCGGCACGCGGAGGCCGGGGGCGGGGACGCTGACAAAACTTGGCTGCTGGCAGAGGTGGAACGGCTAAGGGAAGTGATTCGCCGTCACCTTTCTTCGCACGAAATGGACACGGTCTATGGCACAATCTCATGGGCCTGCCAAGACGATGAGATGCGTGCTGTTCTTGACGAGGCCCTGAACAGCGGCGACGGGGCGTACCGCCCATGACCCACGCCATCGGGGGCGTCCTGCGGGCCCTGCCGTGGGCCTTCCTCGCGCTACAGGCAGAGCTGGCGCTGTTCTGCGTCGTGGCCTACCAAATCGGTAAGCGCCGGGGCCTCAATCTCCGGGCCGATGTATGGAAGGCCGAGACGCAGCAAGCGCAGTTTGCCTTGGTTCAATGCGAGGAGCGGTTGGCCGCAGAGAAGCGCATCAGCAAGCGGCTGGAGGTCATCGTATCGCAGTTCTCGGAGACAGGCGGGGAGCGCCTGCGGTTGGTTGAGCAAAAAGGAGGAAGAGGATGAAGCAATCACAGGAAAGCATACAGAAATCAATCATGGCGCTTCGGGCGTTGATTGATTCAAGCCCGGACCAGATTGTGTGTCGCATAGCTTATGCCGTAGAAACGGCTCTTCGGTGGGCAACCATCAACACGCATGAATGGCCGCGTCCCGAGCAGGACGTATTAGAGAAAGCCGATATTCTGCGCTGCGAGATTCGGGCTGGAGGCAAGTCATGAGCGAATGGCGTCGCATTGCTCCGGTTGAGTTGCCGCCTGACGACAAGCCGGTGCTGGTGTACTTCGAGGGGCGTATCGAGGTATCCACCTACGAGGGCGGGGTGTGGTACATCCGGCGATTGGGGCGTGCGGGGATCGGCAACGTAACTTGGTGGCGGCCCATGCCCGAGGGACCGGGGGGCGAGGCATGACCCGATACACGTTAGCGCAGATACAGCACATGGCGGCGATACAGACGCTCCTGCCGGCGGCCTACTATGACGCCGAAGAGGTGGCCGCCGCGCTGGCGGAGAGCCGGGCGCAGGGGGTGAGGGAAGCGCAAGCACTGGTTCTCTCCGAACTGCGCTCACTCCCTGGATTCTGGACCTTGCCGTGGGATTTAGAAAAACTGTTGGTGAAACATTTTGACACCCTATCCTCCGCGCCCCCCGAGCCCGACAAGCTGGCGGGGTTGCGAGATGTATGGTGGAAACGATGCGAAAAACACAGCGTTCACAATTGCGGAGAGGACACCTGCAAGCTTGATGCGTTTGACGCCGCCATAGCCAGAGGGGCCGGGGCCGACAAGATGGCGGGGCTGAGGGATATCCTCAACGGAGATGGCAGTCTCGCGTTGGAAGCTGGGAATCTTGATGCTATTGCATGGCATTTAGAGCAGGGTAAAGACAACGGGAAAATTAGCCGGGAAGCCCTCGCGCTGTTTTTGCGGGCGGTAGCAACTAAGTTGAAAATGGCCCTCGCCGCCCTGGAGGCATCCCGATGAAGGCTGCCGAGTGGCGCAAGCGCATCTACGCCGTCTACTCAGATCAAGATGATCTTTCCTTTTTGGACGCGCTTCTCCGGGACTTCGAGGCGGCGGAACAAATATGCGTTATTCAAGAGGATACCATTCGAACATTACAACGGGCCGTGCGTGACGCCGAGGCCCGGGCCGCCCAGCTCCTGGACGCCGCCCACCGGCTGGAGGACCGCTGCGTAGCCGCCGAGGAGGAGCGCAACGCTTACGAGCGGCAACTTCTCGCAGCCGTGAAAGCGTGCGACGGAGAAACGGCAAAGGCCGTAGCTGCCGAGGCCCGGGCGCAAGCGGCGGAAGCCGCTGATATGGACCATCAGGCATGGTGGCTGGAGGAGAAAGCGACCAGAGAGCTGGCGGAAGCGCGGGCCAATACACTTGAGGCGCGGTTGCTGGACCTGGAATCGCAAATAGGCAACACGGTGGCCCCGCAGGAGCGCGGAGGGGAGGAGGAAGGAGATACCGATGGGAAATGATATGCCGTTGAAATGTCCCTTTACCACTTGGCGGGAGTTCGAGTGCATCTACAAGCACAATGGATTCTGCGAGGACATTGTCATTTGTCCAGGGAATAGCGATGCGTGGTGTCTTGCACAGATAGAAGAAGCAGAGCACCGCCGCGCCGCCCCCGACGCCGACCGTGCCGCCGCCGTGGACCTGGTGCGGGAGCTGGCCGACTATTTGCTGAAACTGCACGGGTCAGAGAAGGCCAAGGGGTGCAAGCTCTGCGACATGCTCGCCCGCGCCGCCACTTACCTCCGTGGGGAGCGCAGCAGCGGGGTGGAGGTGGCGCGGCTCCAGCGGGAGGCGTTCGTGGCGGGCATGTGGCGCATGTGGGCAGCAGGTGATTATCCGCGCGCACTCAATAATTTCATGGAATGGGCCGAGGCCGAAGCCCTACGCCGCTACCCCGAGAAGCCGCAGGAGGCGAAGCCGTGCTAACACTCAAACAGTGGGTTGAGATGCGCTTGGCCGTGGCGCTCAAAGAACTGGACGCCGCGAGGGCGACCTACAAACGCTTAGAGGCTGCGGCCATATTACTCGAACAGGGCAAAGAGCCGTCGAGACAGACAAGGCAGGCTTACACTTGGTGGAGCGGACTACAGCCCAAGGAGCCCCCCGCCGCAAGGGGGAAGCCCGCCCCGAAGGCGGGAGAAGGGAGCGCGGGAGTGACCTGCAAATGGTTCCAGCGCACGGACGGCGATTACCTTAGCCTCTGCGATGCCGTCTGGACGCATCAGTTTGATTTTGCGCTCGACAAGGCGCTGCTTGACGGGAAGCCCTGCAAGAAGTGCGGCAAGCCGATGGAGCTGGTGCCCCTCGCAGCCCCTGGAGCGGAGAAGGGAGCGCGGGAGTGAGTGACATACTTGTGCTTGAGCCGGAAACTGCGCCGACCGAGAAATCAATCATCGCTATCCTCGCCAAGAGACACACCGCTGACATCTTCGTGCCTCATTGCAAGACCGGGCCATGGGATGGCGGGGCGATTCTCGATGCATGGGTCATGCCCTTTTCCTGGGTCAAGCCTGTCATTGGCTATGAGGTGAAAATCAGCAGGTCCGATTTCCTGCGCGACAGGAAGTGGATGAATTATTTAGAATACTGCAATCTGTTTTATTTCGTGACTCCCTGGGGTTTGATCGAGGCGAAGGACGTGCCGGCGGAAGCCGGTCTGATCTGGACGACGAAAACCGGAGAAGGGATTCGCTACCAGAAAAGAGCGCCGAGCCGCTGGTGGCATGGGATTCCGCAGTCCGTTTTCAAATACGTGCTGATGTGGCGAATCGCAGAATTGAAACGACACGCCCAACGCGATGCCCCAGCCCCCGGAGCGCCCCTGATGCCGGCGGGGGGCCGGGGGTGACCCGCCTCGTGGTGCTGCGGCTGGGCGCAAGGAGAAAGGGAGGCGTGTGATGAAGCCTTGCAAGCGGTGTGGATTCCTAAATGAAACCCAAAATGGGCTGGGAGAGTGGCTAGTCTATTGCGGTTGTTCTCGCGGGATAGCGGGTTCACGGTTTCTGTGGTTTGCCCGTCTGTGCTGGTTGCTCAAATCCCGGGGTCGCCCGTGACCCGCCTGCTGACCGTCTCGCTGGGCCACCTCCTCGCCTCCTACCTGCTGCTGGCCCTGCTGGTCTACGGGGTATCGGGGAGGCGACGGTGACCGCCACCCTACGCTTCACGCTCCCCGAGGAGCAGGAGGAGCTGACCGCCGCCCTCCAGGCGCAGGCCGTGCGGGGGGTCCTCTCGGAGCTGGACACCTGGCTACGTTGCGAGCTGAAGTACGCCGACCCACCGGAGGCCAGGGCGGCGGCGCTCCAGGAAGCACGGGACAAACTGCGGGAGCTGCTGGAGGATGCAGGGGTGAGGATATGGGGTTGACACGAACCGGCTTCCGTAGTAATGTACAGGGGTCGGGTGCGGCGAACCCCGAGGAGGTAGGATTGAAAAACAGCGTAGATGATTCGGGCCGAGATTCCGTGTGCGCCTACGCTGGCACATCCCCTTCGCCGGGGCACGGGACTCGGCCCGAGTCTTTAATAGACTATCAGCAATTCCTTTCCTCTAAAAAGATTCGGCAGGATTTTACCGGGATTGAGATTACTGATTTCGCAATCAACCCTAAGCTATATCCATTTCAGCGAGATATTGTTAAATGGGCTTGTCACAAGGGACGGGCCGCCATATTCCTGGATACCGGCCTAGGGAAAACATTTATTCAGTTGGAATGGGCTCGACTTCTTGAAGAGCGAGCCATTGTAATAGCCCCGCTATCTGTTACTCGGCAAACAATTAGAGAAGGTAAGAAAATAGGAATTGAAATCCGCTACATTCGGAGCATGTCTGAAATAAAAGAGGATTGCCAAATCTATACGTGCAATTACGAAATGATAGAGGCCCTTGACTTCTCACAATTCGGAGCCGTGGTACTTGATGAATCGTCTATCCTGAAATCAATCGGAAGCGTAACCCGGCGCTATCTGACAGAACAAT